AGAAAACAAAATAAATTTTTTCTCATTTAATTATTGACATTTATTAGCTGGACTTAAATAGATTAAGAAAATCTATTATTTCATTTCCTAAATCTATTTCTTCATCGTTTCCTACCGGTTCCAACATATCTGGAGAAAATACAAAGGGTTGAGTTGAACCGTTAGTAAAAAAGACTCTAGTATAGCCAACAAACAGCATGTCTTTAAGACGAGCAACCTCGTATTCTTTACCACAAAATTTTTTCATCTCTGGGACAAACGTTCCCTTGCACGGAATTACTATTCTATCGTCGTCATCGAATCTGTTTTCACGAGTTCCGAACTCTTGTATCATATCATCCCATTGACGAATTCTCACTATTTCACCAATACTAGGAATATATCCCATCCTAAAGCCTCCTTTTGATTCTATTTTTCATCAGCAGCACACACGGCATTAATAATTAAATCATTTCTACTAACACTTCTGTCTTTTGCTATAACTGTATCAACTGCTTTTCTACATGCTTCAACAGCATCGTTAGCACGAATCTCAACGACTCTTGTCTTTTTGTTGGATATGTCCCTCATTACAACTGTGTAACGTACAAGTTTAACCCTGAATGATTTAGAAAATTTTTCAAACATATCAGCCATTTCTGCCTGAGTGGCTTTATATTCATTTACAGCTTTACTCAAAGCCTCATTCTGCTCCTGCAAACTTATCATCAAATCTACAAGGTATGACTGCGGCAATGTCGATAAATAAGCTTTATATTGTATTTTATCCATCATTTTATCACCTCTCTAATAGCAATGCCTCATTGGCATATTATGTATTTTTTTATAATTATTAGTCATTTCCGGGCACTCTCTGTAATAAGCCCATTCGGTATAACGGGTCGCAATTCTTAATTCACGTATCCGTCCTTTCTTAGAACGCACTCTTTTCATTTAGTTTCTCCTAATACTGTCATACTGTTAAGAAAATCAGAGATAGCTGATGAATCGAAAACAACGTTAGGAGAATCTACCTTATCAATAGATTCTATCATATCAGATGATATCGTATATCTAGAAGTACATCCACTTACTAAACGATATTCGTCACCATATCTATTTTTGCGTCCTATATTCGACACAGCCGTCACTGTAAATTCTTTACCGCATAGGTACTTCATCTCATTTACGAAAAAGGCACCGCAAAGTATGCTTACGCCATCGAAACCATATTGCTCCGCCATATCATCCCATTGGCGTATTCGAACCTTTTCTCCCACACTAGGAATATATCCCATATTATCTACCTCCGAACAGTTTTAGAAAATTATTTAACTCAGACGAATCGGCTACAGTATCGTCTATTAGCTCAACCATTTTTGATGTAATAGTCCAATGTGTCATATGTCCATACAAAACATATCCGATTACATCCTTAACTATGAATGTCTGCCCGCATAAATCCGCCATTGCTCGATTAAATGAGATGTCGCATCCGTTCATCTTATCCTCATACTCTGGACATATATAGCCACTAGGAGAAAGCCCATATTCAGCAGCCATATCATCCCATTGACGTATTCGTACAGTGTCTCCTATCTTTGGTATATCATTCATATTAACACCTCTTTAAAATGGAAGTTCGTCCTCTATTCCGTCCGGTATATTCATAAAATCATTATCATCACCCGGAGCTGGAACAAACATTGGTTCCGAATTGGTACCTGATGAGCTACCTTGTGAAGCAGCTTTACTTTCAGCAAATTCTACGTTCTCAGTAATTACATCAGTTGTGTAAACTTTTTGTCCGTCCTTGTTTGTATAGCTGCCTGTTTGGATTCGTCCTTCTATAACGAACTTCGTTCCCTTGCGACCAAATCTCTCAAGAAATTCAGCGGTCTTGCCAAAAGCTACACAACCTATAAAATCAGCCTTTTGTGCATCATCATCTTTCGCAAACCTTCTATCTACCGCTAAGTTAAATCGAGCAATAGTTGTATTCGCTCCTGCTTTGATTTCTGCATCACGAGTCAAACGACCCATTAAAATTACTTTATTCATATTGATCTCCTTTTTTACTAAAAAGGCTCTTAATTCGCCACACGAGGTGGCGAGATTAAAGAGCCAAGATTTTAAACTACATTATATAAATTGAGAAGGGGGCGCACACCGCTGGAGGAAGAAGCCCCATAGTTGCCCGCATAGCCAAGGCTACCGACATAGCAGAAGCCGGAAGCCGACCGCACGGATTTATTTTTTAGCCAATACCAGGTAGTAGCGCCTGTGAGTCCTAGAAGTGCAATCCTGTTCTTAGTTTGCTTCATAATATCCCATTGTTCTATATTGTCATCCGTTATAGGCTCTCCGTATATGTTCTTTCCAAATATCTGTTCCTCTGTCGGGATACTTAAATAATCGCCATTATAAAATGGAAACATCTTATCATAAATTTCTCTTGGAAAAGTTTGTATTATTTCCTCGTTAAGAATTCTCCTTAAAAGAGACTCCTCGAAACCGCCTTCATTCGTATCTCTTGAATTCATTTGATAGCGTGCAGACAGACATTCTGCAAAACAAAATTCCATTATATCTCTTTTTTGATTAACTGCTATCATCCGAACTTTTTCTCCAGTAGTAAGCTCAAACTCCACTACATCTCCTACTTTATATATTATGTCATATATCTCCGCAGTTCTTATAATCTTCATTTCAGCACCTCTTTTGATTCCTATATTTTCATATTAATATAATCTTATCCTGCCATATTATTCTCCCAACTCTTCTAGTGCATTAACAAGTTCAGCGAGCCTTGGGTTTTCAGGATGCTCCTTTGCCATCTTTTTATATAAAGCAATATTATTCATCTTTTCAATCTCATACTTTAGCTCCTTCTCAATAGAAGCTTTCTTCTTTGCAATTTCTTTCTGACGATTTTCCTCATCAATTCTTGCATTGTATGCGTTCATATTAACTACACCGACAACCTGAGCTGTCACACCCTTACCATACTCTTCGACTGTCTTAATTTCTTTTAGAGTTCCAAGAACTCTGTTGTCTTTCCCTCTTGCATTTACAACCAGATATAACGGATGATTGGTATCATACTTAACAATTTCATTAATATCTTTATCATATAAAGCAAATCCATAATCCTTCTTATTGCAATCATCTACCAAATTTACAATCGCCACTTTACTAAATCCTGTCATTTTATTATCCTCACTTTTAACTTTTCTACTGATAAAACGTTATATCCTTGTTTTCTGTTCTTCAATTGAACCATAACATATTTCTGTGTACCCACATTATATGTATCTATAACAAATCCAGTTTGTCCCTACTATTACAAGAACTTTTTATTATCACTTTATCATTTATTTGAATGTTCCTCATAGGCTGTACCTCCTATTATTTTATTCTCCAACTAAAATCCACAGTCTTCTTTTTCTACTAACTTTCAAGTTATCAATAAAATCAACATTATCTAAACTTACCATAAGATTAGACTTATTTCGTCTAATCTCACTGATTGACGGATAAATGCCTAATTCCACAAGAATTCTAGGAAGAAATCTTTCACTGGTATAATAAGTCTTTTCCTGCTCAATTCTGTTCCAATCATTTTCATCTAATGCAAATATCTGTTGTGGTTCTGCTATTGGTTTTCCTATTACAATATTCTCTATATAAGCCATAATTTACCTCCTAAAAATCCTCAAGAAATCTATGTTTCTTGTGATTCTCTTTTGTGCCATTCATCAAGAACTTTTAATAATCTTTCACCATCTTCTGTAAGCCAACAACCACCAATACTTCCACCATGTTCTGTAAAATCATGTGAATCTAATACATAAGCAAGAAATTGTAGCAAACCGGCCTGTAACGAGTCTTGTGTGTCAATGTGAAGATCATTTTTATATCTTTCAAGAACCTCTTCATATAACATATCCTTTGTAAACCAGTCTTTTCTAATATGTAAATATAATCTGATTATCTCATAGGTCTGCTCGGGAACCCCACATCCACATAAATCCATTTCTTCATGCATATAAAAAGTTAAAAGTGGATCAATAAGACTTTCTTCGTACCAACCATCTCTGCATCCTTTAATAACTTCATGATTATGCGCTATACAACTATCTGGATAATTGTCTATAACAAATTCTGCTATTTCTGATAATATCATTTTAGTATCTCCTTTCTTGTTTTGTAATCTGTATGCCGAAGTTCTTTCGAAACTTTTGGTATATACTCAGGTGCCGCTTTAAACGACGTTCTCGAAATAATTAGTGAGTTCAAAGGAGGTGGATGAAACGGAGTGAAATCCCCTCTCTTTTGAATTCCCTAATTATTTTGTGCACGTTCGTTTAAAGTGCAGCTAACAAGGTGATACTTTCGCTGACAGCGGAAGCAATTATCATATATGTATTAGTTTTACTCATGGTATTTCTATAAGCGATAATTAATCTGCATTACAAAACATCAATTTAGTTAATTATTTCCGGATACCATTTTCTTAAGTACCATATATCCCATATCGGGGTTATTGTAGAGCATATCTAAAACCTCAGGTATACAATCTTCGGTTTCTTTATAGATATCTCGAAAATAATTCTTAAGCATAACAGAACCGCCTCTGTTTTCCATATCTTTCTCAAAATCATAGCAGTCGTAATAGATATAGTCGATATCGCCCTCGGAGATATCCGCTTCTGTTAAGTCATCTCCATTGCCCTCAGCAATTCTTATTACAGCATTCTTGTCAGGAACAAAGATTACAATTGGCGCATACTTATCATTATCACACATTAATAATGGGTTGCATGAATAAGGTTCGTTATACTCAATTTGCACTTTTGCGTCTGGCTTCGCCACACTTAAAGCCGTCGTTACATCTCCGACATTTAGGTGATTGGTCAAACCATCATCATTTTGCGAGCATATACACACAGTATTTTCCTGAAATGCATAATAAACGCGTGTCACATACGTTCTCAATTTTCTCACCTCACTAAATATTACTTACTGTATTATTTAACCCTTATATTTTCTAAGAAACGAGTCAATGCTTCAAATTGTTGTGGATTATCTTCATCTGAAGAAAGGTCAATAAGCTCTAAGACGTCAGAGCCTAAAGCCCATCCGGTATCATGTCCTTTAACTTCTCCGTTTGGAGAGATATCTGTTACGATAAACGTTTTGCCACATAATTCATTTGCCATAAAAGAAGTAAATGAAAACCACGTGTGCGCTATAACATTTCCGTCAAAGGTGTCTTTATGCACACCGAATTCACGTTTTATAGCATCCCAATCTTTAACTCTAACAAGGTCTCCCACATGAATTGTCTCGGTCATTCTATTTTTCCTCCGGGAGTATAAGCAATCCAGATATAACATCTCTGGATACCTTATACTTACTTGCTTTATTGCTGCAGATTACATCAACTATCTCTACCCCAGCTTGCCCTCTACTTGTATCTACTAATGCATATCCACCCTTTACTAATAACTCAGGATTTTTTGTTTCATTTGTTACTCTCCAAGTTCTGACCTTGTGCCCTGCTTCATTCGGATGAATTGCTGTAATAAATATATCCTTACATTTATAGACAACTGGAACTTCAAGAAATCCAGCTTCTTTCAAAATTAAAAAGCTTATATATCCATCTACAATCTGATTTTCATGCGTAAGGACAATTTCACCGTGTATATGTCCAGTTTCTTCATACTCTTTTCTATATGCTTCGAGTTTTTCTTTGCTCGGACATGTCATTAAATCGGTTTTTATTTTACTAATTTCAATATTGTTTTTTAATCGCATAGTTTTCTCCTTTTTGAGATAATATAAATTACAATCTATTGTGTGTGCTGTACTTTTGAATCCTGATTCTCATCTTCGTTCTGGGAAGTGAAAGGTGCGTCATCTGGAGGTAAAGCATTGATAATCAATGGATTTGTGTTTCGGGAAGATGGAACGACCTGTATTTCACGGTTGCTCAGTCGAGAAGCTGCTGGTAAGACGCCACCTGTATGACGTCTTGGATTGGCTCCAGGAGGTGTCTTTCCTAATCTAATTGTTACTTTCGCTAACAGCGGAAGCTATCTCTTAGAGATAAATCTTCATTGTAATATATATCACTGAATAATTGTTACTGTTTGTAAAATATAGCCCTTAATTAATCACTTTCCTTTTTGAATAAACTCAAGAAATTATCTACATCACTTGTTTCATACTCATCTTCAGATAGCTCTTCAGATGGTTCTACCATAAATTGAGTTATAATAAAAGTAGTTATGTCCTCAAGAGGGTGTATACGCGCAACTGTTCCCACCCCGTTTTCATCTACCCCGTCAACTGCTTCAACTGCTCCGACTGTAAATTCTTTACCGCAAAGCGGTTTCATATCCGAAAGAAATGCAATATAGGGAGTACCTATCCAATCCTGGGTTGGAAATTCCCGTTTGTACTCCGCTCGCATATCATCCCATTCTCTAATCTTTACCCTATCCCCTACTGCCGGAATCTTGTGCATAATATCCTCCTAACGAAGACTTTGTAAGTCTTCTTTTATTGCTTTTCGTATATTTATATCAAATTTATTACTGATATGAGTCACGATTTCGTCAATATTTTCTCGCTCAACCATGCGGTAATAGTTTCTGTACCCTTCAAGAGTTTGAATATCTGAAATATCCCACGGTTTATTGTTCTTTCTGTCCAAAGCATATGAAGTTAGCATTGCTTTAAACTGACGCTTTCTCTTATGACCAACTGTTATCTGATTGTCTTTGTTGAGCATCAATCCTAAATTCCAATTTCTTCCGGAGGTAGAGCCATATCTTGTCTTTTTCTGATTCAGGGTAAATGGAGCGCCAAACTCCTCACAGACAGATATTATAAGATTTTCAGTCTCTTTATAATCAAAACTATATCTTGACGAAATCTGAAAATCATCAGCATATCTTGTATATACGAAGTTTTGGTCTTTAAACCTATCATCGGTACGGAGTTTTTTGGAAATAGTGAAATCAATTGGAATCATCATAACATTTGTAATAATCGGAGATATTGGAGTCCCCTGCGGAAGTCCACCATCAAGAAAAGCTAACTCTAAAGCCTTTTCGAGTTGCTTCTTACCATCCTCATCCCTTATTACTTCACAAAACGGAAAAATCATTCCAAACATTTTCATTACAAACTCAAGTGTTGTACTTCCAAAGAAATTATGAAGGTCTGCTTTTGCCATCCACTTGCTGTTATTGTTCTGATGTCTCTTTAATAAATCAATAGTGCTACGATGCTTTATATATGCAAAAGCGTTTGTGTGATACAAAGCACCAAAATCTGTTTCAAAAATTGTTTTCAGATTTCGAAGAGCTGTCATCAGCTCAGGATTTGGTGCGTTTATTTGACGTAACCCTCCACTTTTTTTAGGGATAGAGAAGCTATTATACAAGGACTCTCTCGGGGATTCTCTAAGGAACTCCGTGCTTTTATTGAAATCGGTTAATTTGCCAATTAATTCATCAGTTTTAGATAAGCTTTTAAACCTTGAATTAATTTTTTCCGTTTCATAAGTCCTTGTGTTTGTCTGATTATGAGAAATAACATAATCAACAACAGGGCTTCCAAAAAGAAATTCCTCCAATGTCATCTGATGATACATCGGAGGCTGCTTAACTGTTATGTAATACATATAACTCTCCTTTTTCTTATGCAATCTATATAATATTCGTCGCGAAGGCCATCCGGAGGCGGGTAGATTCTGCGTTGTCTGGTTTTCTTTATCGGGGTTGATAACTGTTAATTGATTGATTATCAATGGTCGTTGGAGTGACAACTTCATGTACTTCAATAAGATGACCGGGGAATCCAGGAAGAATGCGTCTTCAGGATGCTGGGTTGACCTCCATTTCCTAATCTAATTGTTACTTTCGCTGACAGCGGAAGCTATCTCTAAGAGATAAATCTTCATTGCATATCAAAGGCTGAGCCATAAGCTCAGCCAATTTACTAAAAAGCCATCAAATCAAAGGTAAATCCATTGACTATGATCAGCTTTTTTATACCATTTCCTTTTACAAAGTTAATATAGTTATTAACTCCAAGGGCGGATATTAACCTAACCGTTGTAGCTACTCCTAACGTGATACCGCACGCTGACACAGGTGTTTCATCCTTTGCTTCCTCGTGTGAGAACTGCATTGAATTAAGGAAATCCTGCTTCATTTTCCTGTCAGACCAATCAGCAGCATAATGCTGAGCCTCTTCAAGAAGCGTTCTAAAGTCAAACATCGCTTTGATGTATGGACTGTCAAAATGCTTTTCGACAATTTCCTTTCTTAATTCTATGTTATCTACACATAGGAATACATATCCTGATAGCATCTTACCTTTCCAGCCCTCTGCGTGGATTTCAAGAGTATCTTTTAAATCTGGATTAATATCTGTAAGTATATCTCTTAATGCATCAACTTTAAGCATTCCTACATGATTCTCATTGAACATTTGATTTACGATATTATGCGGCTCGACCTTATCAAAATCCCATAATGTCATATTCTTTACTCCGCAACGAGCCAGATTCTCTGCAACTGTCGAGCCAACAGATCCACATCCTATGATGTGGATTGTTGTTTTATCTTTCTCTGGCTGAAAAAATTCATATGATTTTGTTAAATTCATATTGCCCCTCCTTAAGCTTTTCTGGCAAATCTTGCATTGTACATCTGATCATAAAATTCGTCGTCATCATCGTATATATTACACCCACGACGACCCGTAAACATTTCTTTTTCCTCTTTTGTTTTTGACTGACATTTTACTGTTGATGTTGGTGAAGTCCCGGTGCTTTTTGCTGCAGTAGATACACTTGTTGTACTGGAAGTAACTGCGCTAGAAGTAGTTGCTTTACCTGTGTATCCGCTATAGTAAGGTGGATAATATGACTGAACAACAGGTTTCTCCTCTACCACTAGTTTCTTTGCATCCTCTACAAATTTCATAACTCCATCCGGAGCCATTAGGACTTTTGTTTCAACATCCGCCGTCTCATAGGCGATATTGTCTCGGAAATCATATATTTTTATTGTTTTCTCGTTTCTCTTATTTATAATAAGGAAAATATAGAACATATCATCAGTAAGCTGGCTGATTATCTGATCATACAGTGTCAGGTCTACTGTTGATGGAGATGTTGACATATTCACATGTGAGTGACCCTGCATTCTTATGTTATTAAATTCATCATCATCTCTATCCATCAGCCATGTCTGATACTCTACTTGGTCGGTTGTAACTGTAGCCCCAGTAACTTTCTGTGGATATACGAGGATATCCTCGATGATATAAGCAGCATTCTCGCCATCGTTATCATATCGCTTAGCAATTCCATGCCACGCAACTTCCTTATCTATCTCATCAACAAGACATGTCATTTTTTGCCATGCCTTTTCCTTGAAATATAGTGTTGCTTTGTTCTTGCATGTCTCGAATTTTTTGGAAAACTTGATCTCACCTTCGGGAAAAGTTCCAGCAGCTAAGATATCTGCGAACTCTCTTTTAAATGCTTCTGCCTGTTCAATGGACAACTTTATAGGTCTACTCATTTTCTTTTCCTTCCTCAACTGTTTCAGTTGCTTTCTCTTCTTTTTCTTCATCTTTTTCATCTTGTTCTTTCATCCATGCAATAGCTTGTACAATATCAACAGTTCTACCATCCGGAAGCTCAATGCATTTATCATAGTCGTATTCATCATCAGGATTGTATAACCTAGACATAAAAACTTCCATAACTGTAGAATCTCCAAAGTTCAGAGACTTGCAGCTTGCAACACACTGTTCTATTGCTCCAATTGTATCATTCCTGCTGAGACAATCATTAATCTCACCAAGATAAGTTCCCAAACATTCATATCTATCCGTATGTGGATTTGGCATACAATCGTTATAGGCAACCCCGTAATGGTAGCCTCTTAAGGCTCGAACACCCTCACCTAGACTAATTGTATATGCTGCGCAGAATTTAATATGCAATGACTGGTCTATAAAAATAGCTGTCATAAGCTTTTTCATATCCTCGGGAGCTACAATTTCTGATACATCCGAATCACAACCAGGATCATATACATAGCTGTATTCATTATCAAGCACAGATTCAACCATATCCTCATCAAAATATGTTACATAATCCTTAACTACAAAGGTTATTTCATCCCCTGCAACATTAACTAACTCTATTTTTTTATTACAGAGAAAATAGTCAATAAGCTCCGATTCCGCATTTTCTTCTTTCATTTTTGTCTTAATTCCTATTTGGTCAATTAGGAGCTCATTTCTGCTCGCGAGGAGATGACGAATAGAATCGTTATAACCTGTAATATCTTTCTCCACCTGATGTATCTTATGCTCGACTCTTTCTAAGCGTTGCGCCCACGAACGTTTTTCTATTTCTGATAAGCTTGATTTTATATATGCCTCTCTGAAATCGAAATCATCAGCTATCTCTTTTAAGATATTGATATAAGCAGCAGCATCGCCATCTTTAAGTGCTTCTATTAAAGCCATCTCGCTCTTTGTTACTCCTTCGGTCGGGTCGAAATACCAAGGCATCATGGCAAATATACCACACTGTAAATAATGCAATCTTTTCGCCGTTAAATTTTCAACAAACAGCATAACAGTGTAGTCCCGCTGATTTATGAAACACTCAACAGCAAATGATTTACGATAGAATAATGATACTTTTTCTACCCGGGTAAACTCATTCTTACATGATGTAAATTTTTCCCTCAAGATTCTAAATTGCTGGCATATTTCCTCTTCGGTTCCTCTGATATCATGAATGTTGAATTCTCCTTTGTCGAGGCTTGCCCAACGAGATAATGCTCTTGCGATATCTGTATCAGAATTATGCGCCAAGGTGCCACTAGAATAATTCGAATCGCTATATGATAGCCGTATTGTAGGGTCTTCCTGCTTTTTCCTTTTTGCAAGAAGAGCTCTTAAGGTTGAGAGAAATGTTGCATCGCTTCCTCTCCAATACTCTCCCTGAACTACACTATTGAAATAGACATTTGCCTGAGACGAAGTAAAAGGCGTCTCAGAGATTATATCTCTAAACATAATAATTCCTCCTTAACTATATTTTTAGGGAAGGGAAGACCGGGAATCGAACCCGATTAGATAGCAATGGGATTAAATGTTTAAAAAGAGATACTATGTATGTAAAACCATACCAACCATGTCAAAAGAGTTTATTGTTTATTTTACAAGCTATCTAATATACCTAGCGCCGCAGTGCGCTTATCTTCCCAAAATCCCCGCCGAAGCGGGGTTTGTTTCCATATGAAATTGTATTGCAGCTTATCCTATCTTGCGTTATCAGCCTTAACAACATTAAGAAGGAATGCCTTATCCTTAATGCCAAAATCAGCGAATGACTTATCAAGGTCTCCCGGCTGGAGTGACGAACCATCTAAGTGCATTGTTCCTCTTGTGTAATCTACGCCTGCATCCTCAAGCGCTGTACGAAGTGTTGTTGCCTCATCAATGATAACTGACTCTCTCTTTACGTTGTTTCCGATTGTAACTTTGATCATAATAATATTTTCCTTTCGTTCTACATATGTATTGTTAATTAATTGGTACCGTATTAAATTGTAAGGGCGGTAATTGATTTACCGCCCGGGGAATCTTCAAGACCAAGACTATGCAATCTCGATTGAAGATACGATTGCTTCGCGCTCAGCCTTAACCTCTGCAAGGATTGTTGGAACAGTCTTCTCAAGCTTCTCAAGCTGAGTGATTGTAGAACCGAGCTGGTCTGCAATAAAGCCCTTGATATCCTCGCCCTCGTAGTTGAGTGAGAGAGTTAAGATAGCCTGCTTAGCCTCGTCTCTTGTTGCCCCCTCAAATGTAATTCCGTACTCGTTTGCGCTAGGTGTTCCGCTAGCTCCTACTCTGAAGATAATCTCCTTGTTATCCTCGCCACCCTTAAGTGCTAAAGCATCCTTACGATACTTCTCAAGGAACTTGATATCCTCGAACTTAAGTGTTGAAACTACTACTACTGCGTCTCCTAATGTTTTGATCTTTGCCATAATTTTAATCTCCTTTTCTTCTATGTATTTACTCCATTAGCGTTATCCGCTTGCACTTGGGCTGGCATTCCCGGAAGTTGAGCATTGGCAAGCATACCAGCTTTATTCAGCTGGCTTATAGAGCGGATTATCAGGGTCACTCCATACAATATCTTCGTATGGATGCCGCGTAAAATAAGATTCCCCCGTATCTGCGTCCTTGAGCTTCATCGGACGAAATATATCCGTGTGTTCCCATTTTCTTGCTAAGTACTCAAGGAAATGGTTTGTGCAGTCTTCTAATTCTTCATCAGAAATCATCGTTACAGAAAGCCCTGTTACATATGAGATGAAGCTGCGGGTTGTATCCCTTATATCATCTTCTGTAACTTCAATTTCTAAATCATTATCAATTTCTGAATCATTATCTGCATAATCCTCATCATCCACAGAATCCGCTTCTTCCTCATCCATAGCATCGAGAATTGCCTTAGATGTCAAATAATCATCCGACATTCTCCGCAGAGTATCGCTAGCATCTTTTGCATTGAAGCAGTACTCTTCACATACTTCCTCTTCATCCTGCTCGACAATCAACTTTGGATAGTCATCGAAGCCAGCGAGAATTTGAATACCATACTCCATGCGCTCAGCAACGGTTAACTTTGCCCCGCTCCGCAATGCCTCGATGTTTTCCTCAAAGAATTGCCAGACTCCATCTGGCTCAACTAGCATTGACATACTATGCTCCTTTCTCTATTCTCTCCTTTAGTGCCTTACATGGCTGAAATTTAGGTGCCATGTGTTCAGGAATTATTATTTCCTCATTTGCATGAATGTTTCTTGCTTTCTTGGCTTCCCGCTTCACAGCCGAAAACGTTCCAAATCCTCGGATTGTTACTCTTTCACCACGCGTCATTGCCGCAGCAATTTCCTCTGTAAAATACGTAACTATTTCTTCTACATCCTGTCTCATAAGCAGATTTTCTCTGCTTATTTTTGCGCATAACTCTTCCTTTGTCATAAGTCCTCCTAATCTATAAACAACGGGTATGCCACCAACAGGCATTTTTTAGAATGCCTCAATTTCCTAATAAATGCTCTACATCTAAAATCACTGTCAAACGTTTTGCTTACCCTTACACCAGATTCCTTCACGATATAAGTTACAGTTAACATATATTATTCCTCCAAATCCCATAACACGAGATGCCTTGAGAATAGACACATTAATGCCGGAACGATAATAACAAACACGAAGCTAATATCCTCGCTCGGGAAATATTTCATCATTCCCCATACAATCACCATAGCAATTGCCAGCATGATTCCTCCAGCAATCCTCTGGAGTTTAAGTCTGTGTCTTTTCTCTCTGATACTCATGTCTCATACCTCTCAATTTCTTTAAGTAGCTCATGCCATTCTGACTCGCTTAGAGCCGTAGATTCCGGAACACTACAATCTCCTCGAAATGAAATTCCGAGGAGAAAAAGCACCGCTATAATTCCTGTGATAATCATAATAAAATCCTCGTTTTACCACTGTAAGATAGTCTCAAAGTAGCTTTTAAGCTCATCAGATATATCCGCTTTGTCATTCCCGTATAGATAAGACAGAGCCTCTTTACCTTCCTTGATTGATTTCCCCTCATAAATAGGTAATCCGCATTTCTGATAAATAGTCGTCTTTACCGAACCATCGTGGGAATACTCGATATATAGTTTAAATTCCACATCCGGTTCCATGCGTTTCCATGCGAAAACCATTTTAAATGCCTCTATATGTCCGATATGTATACCATCTTTTCTCATATCTCTGACCTTTTGCCAGCACCAACCCGGGCATACTACAGCTTGCAATAGCTCGCGAAAATCTTTAATAACAAAACCCGAGTAGGGATTTTCCCATCTCGTATAATACCCCGCATCTTTTCTCATGCTGCTACCTCACCTACTGATTATCCAGTCATCGCCGGATTCTGTGTGTAGCGTTAATATTCCGTCGTGCTCGTCATACCCAGTTACGGTTGACAGGTCGAAATAAGCATCATGCATATCCTCGGTTATATCCGGTATTCCCTTTTCTCTCAGATAGTCGATATACTTCGGATTCCCCGGATCACCGTTAACATTCTGCACATCACAAAGCTCTAATGTGATGTATCCGTAGGAATTGATATAATAATCCGCGATATCATCTGTCGGGATTCCCGACATTTCAGGTTCCGGAGTCTCGGAAACCTCAGTAATTTCCGAAGTCGGAGCTTTAGATACCTCAGAACCCGGATTTCCAATGTTCCTTGATTCACCATTATGGATTGAACTTCCAGTAAAAAAGGCGCCCACCATGAGCGCCCCAGTAATAACTATGTAAATAATCTCTCTTTTCATACTGCACCTCTTATAATTCCGCTACGGAAGCGTGATTTCCGTGGCTACCCCATCGGACAGATACCTTAAAGCTCATCGAGTTCCCGATGATTTTTACACCATCAGAACAGTTTGCATAATAGCGACCTCTTTCCCAGTCTACGTTGAAGCAAACTGAAATTCCGCCACCTGCCTTGGCGATAAGAGCGCTCACACGCTTCTTAAATTCACCATATGACATATGAACTTCACCCGATACCGCTGTCATAAGCCAATCAAGAGCCTCGTCGATATCCCGGGTGACTATCTCGTCTCCGCGGGATTTCCCATCATATTCACAGTCGAAGATAAAATCCCCATCTGTGTATGTAGAAATCATAGCCATATTAGTTCCGTCCGGAGTTTCTGCGCCTATCCAGCGCATTGTTTCCTCAGTCATATATTTCTTTGCTGAGGAAATCCATTTCTGACCCTCTGGGGTATTTAATTTCCCCTTTGAGAGATTTCCAATCCATTCCATAGTGATTCCTTTCTGCTTTGCATAAGCTTTGCATTTACGATACCGCATATTTAGTGCGTATATATGCCATGTATTCCTCTGCGTTCATTGAGAACGTATCAAGATATTCCTTCATTTCCGGATTTATATTAACATTCGGATTCCCAGACAAATACCCGACAATGCTGTCTATGTCTTTTTTATCATCAGGTGTAATTGCAACTTCTGCATTTCCGTAGATATATTCCTTAATAGCAACGGCTTTTTCATAAGCGTCTTTTGGATTTCCCATCCATATTGCACTCTTACCCATTACTGTCTTAACCCATACCATAGGAACCGGGTCATCATTGATTGTGTCATACCCCATGCCACAAGTTACAATTAATTCCATATCAATTTCCTCGCTTTACATAAAGTTTTGCGTAAAAGAGGAATGCCTCAAGCGATAGCATTCCTCAAACTTCCGGATTTCCCTGGATTACTTACTTTCCTTTTTAAACTGGACATCATAGCTTTCGCCGGATACGATACGGTGACAGATTTCCATGATATAATTCCTCATATATCGGTGATTTGCACAAGTGACGCTCAGAGCCTTGCGATTCTTCTTTGCAAATATCGTCATAAGGTAGTTCACATCATGCGATACCGGCTTATATTCCTCACCAATCATAGCCTGTACTACGCTTTGAAGCGTAGCAAGGATTTTTGTTTTCGATGTTGGGTTCTTACCCATGTCGATTTCCTTGCTGATTTTCTGCATAGTCATGCAGTCATAGACCTCTTTAGGGTCTTGACCTAAGTCGATACACTTCTGAGCCGTCAGAAGCATATTAAACTTCTCGATTTTATACATCCACTGCTTATCAGCTCCGATTCCGCCCTTGACTGAATTGTGAAGCCTCAATACGTCGATAGGTTTCTCTACCTCTTCGATAGTACGCACAGGGATTTTGTCATCACCCTGTTTGATATCCTTTATACGAATAGTCGTAAAGGTGAGACGCTTCACAGCCTCGAGCATAGGGTCATCATAAGTCTTGATTTCATTGAAACAATCTTCACGAGCCTGCGCTGTGTACTGATTCACGAGCTTGGTCATATTTTCCTCGATACCTGAAGCTACATCATACTTCTTTTCCTGAAAAGCCTCATTGTAAGAAGCGCAAAGCTCCTCTACAGCTTTTCTGATATCCTCTTTTGAAAGCTTTTTGCTCTCAAGTGATTCTAATACTTCTTTTACGTCTGCCATAACAGATTCCTCCTTATTCGGCTTGATTTAATAATTACATTTACGAGCATAAGCTCATAACAAAGCGCTCAAGACCAATTGCAATAATCAGCCTCAAGCGCTCTATATAAGTTTATATGAAACACCACAGACATGCATCCATAGTGCGTATTATGTAATTTTTCTTCACTCTACTTCTTTCCCTCAAGATTGCGGGCAATAGTCCGACAGTTCATCCTCGGATATAGTCGAGCCACCCTCGGGTGGTGATACTACTACATTAATCGCGCCCTCAAAGAACTTTTTCGAGCTAATCCGTACATTAACGAATACGGCTTACGGCTTGGTTTCACATCTAACTCAGCATAACTCCGACGGATATTAAAATCCGCCCTCACCATTGGGCATAAAGCCCGGCTACGTACATTTTCACTAACATATACGGCGTCGTCGTCTTTTTTATACAGAAGAGGAACTGTTTAGAATTGCCGATACTCACTTATGACCCGCCATCAGGTAGCCCTCACGATTTCTGAAAAATCAGATCTCGGTATAGACACTTATTACCTCAAGGCTTGGTAGCCCTCTCAGCAATTTGATAGACTCAGCCGGATAAATCCGTTGACAGAGCGCACCACGTGAAGGTGTCTATCATGCGCCCCTTCGCACGTGCATATTCAGAAATTACATGATATCACGTGCTATATCATGCTTCCGCCCGCTGCATCTCATGCCGGGAACCTCTTTATGCAGCAATGGACATAAGCCCATAACAAAAAGCTCCTCAAAGAGAAGCCCTTTACTAAAGACTTACCAATAGCTCAGGTTGGATTTACTCCTGCTGACGTATCAACAAGACACCCGTAATTTACGCGCATACCCTGAAATATGCACGCTCAGCGGCTTTACGCTGTACTGCAACGTGCTATAAAAGTTGTATGTTTATATAGCGCGAACAACTTAGAAATCGCGCTTACACTGTATAATCTGTAACCCCCTACCCTGTCCGCCTGTCGGCTTGTGTGGGCTGTGTGGCACTTCTTACACTGTATAATCTGTAACCCCCTACCCTGTCCGCCTGTCGGCTTGTGTGGGCTGTGTGGCAAAAAAAATATCCCCTACCTATTTTTTTTAGGTAGGGGATACAATCCAATAAATAGCTATTTAATATTCTTTTTCTTCTCTTCTTCTCTATTTTGTGCATTGCTGATAGCTTTGTTAATAACTACTCTTGACACATTGTATCTATTGGATAGAAAAGTTTTTGAGTTGCCACCATTAAAAAGCAATAGAATATTATCCTCGTCACTGTCTGTTAGTTTCTTTTTGCTGTCGTATTTATATCTATCCATTTTTTTTATTGCTTTTTGGGATATATCCAATTTGTCAATTGCTTTTTTCTGTATTGCTTGTTGGGTTTTTTCTATAGCGTGTAAACTGACCCCTAAATATGAGGCTATTGCAGTATTACCATAGCCCTTTAATCTTAAGTTTAAAACTTGCGCTTGTCTTGCGGTCAACTCTAATTTTTCAATTAGTGTCTCTATATCGTCAATTGTAGAGTTATCCGCTGTATATAGTGGCGTGCAATTAAATATATCGCTTGTAGTATATCCGCCGATATCGCTAAATTTTTCTAATCTTCTATACTGTCTGTCGCTTGCACTATCCGTGTTATCTGTCGATAGTTCAATATATGTATACATATTATGTGGGTCAATTTGTAAACTTTTGTTATCTCTGATATACTGCGACACTTTTCTATATACTTGCTGTATTGGGGTAGTTACAATCTCTTTCTGCGCCTTGCTATCATCCTTTTTTATAACAACCCTTTTTGATAATGTGGCATAACTATAAGGCGCTTCCATAAATCCGACTTGTGTGTCATCTACTTTATCGCTGTGACACTGTTCTAATATTTCAAGTTTTGCAGTTTGCATAAGGTCATATGCGTCGGTTATATTTTCGCTTAATATTTTGGTGAATCCATCGTGTAGGGTTCTATCTGATATTACTTTTTGCACATCCCCCTTTGAGTTAATTATATCTTTTTCACTATTACTTTGCGATGTCTCTATATTATCCAGTATAGAGATGTCGTGATAAAGTGAATTTTTTAACGCTACAACCTGCGTATTATATCCATTGTTTGATACATGCTGGATATTTTGCTTTTTTCTTTGAGGGTCAATAGTTTTGTTGAGCGTGCTATAAACTATCATTTGTGACAAGCTATTTAAAGCGTTGTTATACTCTTTGCAGTTGTGATTGTGACTAATGTGTAGTTTTTCAAACTGTTCGATAACATTAGTTGTGTTGGTTGTGTTTGGTTTGGTTGTGTTTGGTTTAGTCATGTTTTGTCCTCTTTTCTATTGGTGTATGGTTTATTGGTTACAATATATAAAAAATAAACAAAAGTGTATGATTAATTTTGTTTAAATTATATATATTGGAACTATAGAATAACACATCGTTAATTAACTGTCAAGCTAAATCTATATAGCACGAAAACTGTATAATTTGTAACCCCCTACCATACAAAATTCTATGTTACTTTTTACCACAATGTAACATAGCGCCCATAGTTATGGTATTTTTTGCCTAGTGCCCAATACATATTATGGAAGTCGCTCTTTCTCCCACATACAACTCCAAATCCCAAAATCACGCACTTTTAACACATTCGCTTCCGCTTGTTAGTGGGTTTTTATTGGATGAATTAAATGCAAGAGATGAATATCCAAAATAAAAAGACAGTAACAAGCGGATAAATTAACTTAGCACATTCAGTGTCTTTTAGCGCTCATTTTAATAGCAATTATTTTATATGCGCCTAAATATATATTGACATGCGGATAGAAATAATGTATAATAAGCCTAAATTGATATAGCGCATTTCCAAGCAACATTAATTTATTTACTGGATAATAATTAATATAAAGCTAATTCAAACGATGTATAAGCGCTATATATTATTTACCAATACGTCACAGTAATTTACCTATCTAAATCAGGAGGATTAAAAAAATGTTTTCTATTTAGGGCTACCCAAAAACAGCATTGATAGTCAGCGAGTTACAGGCGTAATTTTTAAAAATGAAACCATTTTGGTTTCAAAATACAATTTTACAGGAGGAAAATACATGGTAAAAGTATGTGATGCTATCATGGGAAGTGGCAAAACCAGTGCCGTTATATCATATATTAACGCACACCCAGAAAAGCGCTTCCTATATATCACACCGCTTTTGGATGAAGCCAGCCGGATTAATACTTCTTGTCCTGACGCACATTTTGTTGAGCCAAGCAGTACTAATCCAAAGTATTCATTCAGTAAATCAAAACACACTACCGCCCTCATCGAAGCGGGGCGGAACATAACCAGTACGCATCAAGCAGCATTATATTATACGAAGGAAACCTTGAGGCTCCTAAAAAAGATGAATTACACTATCATAATAGATGAAGAGATAACCGTCTTTGAGCAGGATAACAGTATATCTTATGGAGATGTAATGCTCACAGTTGATTCTGGACATGTCATAGAGGAGAAGCCCGGATACTTTGTGAGGACATCCAAAGAGTATGGCGGAGACAAATTATATAAGATGTTTAGAATGATGGAGTCTCGGCCTCTTATTCGAATCGGGAAAAAGAAAAATGACAAAATGTGGTATTGGGTATACCCAAAGGAATTTTTGGAATCCGCAGATGAGGTCATAGTCCTTACATATTTATTTCATAATTCAGAGATGGATTTGTTCCTGCAGATGAATAACATCGAGTACACATATATCGGGGTGCATAAATCTGAAGATGGAAAATATGAGTTTACGGATCATCCTGATTATATTCCGGATTATGTTAGTACGCTTAAAGACAAGATACATATACTCGAGGATAAGAAGCTTAATGCTATTGGAGATGGAAAGCACGACTTGTCTATGAATTGGTACAAAACACATGAGGATGATGTAGGCAAGCTCAGAGCAAATATATGGAATTATTTTAATCGAAAGACTGACTCGGTTCCCGAGAGAAGGTTGTGCGGAACATATAATAGTTACTGGGGCAAAATCAGAGGCAAAGGGTTTTGGAATAGTGATTTAGCTTTTTCTATAAAGGCTACCAATAAGTATCGAGACAAGAATACGTTGGTATATCCAGTTAATCTATTCCCTAACGGTCATGTCGTTACTTTTTATAAGAACAGCGGATATGATTTCGATAAAGACCGTTATGCCCTATCAATTATGATTCAGTGGATATGGCGGTCGGCAATCCGTGATGGATTGGATATAAATATATACATACCAAGTAAGAGGATGAGAAACTTACTTAAAAACTGGATAAATGATTTATCCAATAAATACGAAGAGAGCAAACAAAAATAAATATATTACCAAAGGAGGAAATTAGAATGGTAAAACGTAAATGTGCAAATTGTCTTTACGCAGATAGCTGCATAGACAGAAAGGTGGCTTGCGGAAGCTTCTACCCAGTCGATGACGAGTTACTTAATGATAAACAGATTAAGAGAATGATTGATGAGGGACTTGAGAACTACCGAGCCGCATATGAAGAATACATAGGTGCTGATGATGAGAACCCGTATGGTTTTTATTTTTAGTATATCAAGCTAAATATATATAGAATTGAGGTGTTAAAAATTAGTAAACAACTAACCTGTCAAAAATTTATCTTTAAAATACATAGCAGTCGCCTTCGTAAGAATCGCTGGCGATTAACTCTTCCAATCGAAGAAGCGCGCAAAAATGACGAAGTAATATCTCTTGCAAGTAGCCAGACTCTTCGTTGGATTGATTCGATAAACGATATCCAAGATGCCGATAGTCAAGCTAAAGCAATCAAGAAAGAAATCAAAACTCTTCGCAATGTAGAAGATAGTGTAAAGAATAGACATGCTATTAAGGAATTGTATAAGCAGCTTGATAAGCTTCAGTTTCAGCCTGACTATATGGCCTTGATTATAGACAAGGAGAAGGATTATTACCGAGCTAGTAAAGGCTTCACCATTAACGGAATAAAATACAAGCGTCTGCTCGGAACTAATGGTGGGATAAAAAATAGCACTATCGTTTTTGTAAGCGAGCGTGTGGTCGATACACTGAAATACCGAATAGCCAACGGTCGTAATCCTGACAAGGAACTTGTAACCGCTAAGCTCGAAGCGTATCAGGCATTGACATGCTCCGCTTCTGTTCCAGTATCTTTCCCGAAAGGTATAGCTGTTGTGAATGACTGCGAGACATCATTCCTATCGGATATTATATATCTCACTGATGAGTGTGAAGGGGAACCAACTATGGAACTGCAGCGTAATCAGAAGGTTGATCTCAATGCTTCAGATGGTTTTGGAATTATGCTTCCAACGCTGGCCGAAAGATGGAGCAAGGAGCTCAAGCTTGATTATGTCATTAGCGGAGCTAACACTCGATTCTCATTTGAAAAAGGAATGGCATTCACATTTGATTTTGTTGAGTTCGCTGAATTGGTAGCTGATGGCAATTATATTATTAAAGATGCATGGGGCAATGATGTAGATGTCCGTGACGTAGAACTCATTTTAACTACGTCAATGGTTAAATTATGGGATAGCTATGATAGCTGCGATGACTATGTTAAAAACTCCCTTGATAATGGATATACGTTTGGAATAGCTAAAACCTGTCCAAAGGAGCTCGAAAATGAACATTCTCTGAATTATCAGTTTATACAGAGCTATGATTTGTCTGATGATGATATAGACGAGCTTATTGCTCCTACCATGAATGAGATTCGTGATGTACTGCATGGAGATTGGAAGAAAACGATACTTTTCCTTAAGGGCACTGGGTTAAATGAGAATAATATTGAGCGTATGGACGATGATTTCATTAAGGCTATTATGATTAATCCAGATATGCTCTATGACCCTTTTATTCAAAATTCAATCTATCAGTTAATTAAGAACAGGATTAACGAGGCTAAAGTAGGGGTACTTAAAGTACATGGTAACTACTCTATCGTTTCCGGAGACCCTTATGCATTATGCCAAAGTATATTTGGGCTTGAGGTAACTGGTCTTCTATCCGCCGGAGAAATATACAACAAATACTGGAGTGATTGCAATGCTGAAAGCTTAGCTTGTTTCAGAGCTCCTATGACTTGTCATAATAATATAAGGCTAGTCCATCCTGTCAGCAATGAGCGTGTAAGCTTTTGGTATAGATATATGAAGACCTGTACTATATTTAATGCATGGGACACTGCAGCGGCCGCACTAAACGGTATGGATAACGATGGAGACTTAGTAATGCTTTCGGATAATCATGTGCTTGTAAGTAAGCTTGAAGTCCTTCCTGCTCTTATGTGTGCTCAGAGAAAGGCTGCCAAAACGATACCGGACGAGCAGGCCTTTATCAAATCAAATATAGAGAGTTTCGGAAACGATATTGGAAAGACTACAAATTACATTACATCAATGTTTGAAGCGCGCTCACACTATCCGAAAGACAGCGAGGAATACAAGGTACTCTCCTATCGAATAAGATGCGGACAGTTATTTCAACAAAATTCAATTGACAAATCCAAAGGAATTATCTGTAAGCCGATGCCAAGATATTGGCATGATAGACATACCGTTAATAAGATGGAGAATGAAGATGTCAGAGATTTTAACCGACGCATATTGGCAGACAAGAAGCCTTATTTTATGCGATACATATATCCTGCTCTTATGAAGCAGTATAACCAATACATAAAGAACACTAACCGAAATTGTCTAAGAGAATTTCAAATGACCGTGGACGAGTTAAAAGCTTTGCCCGAAGAAATGCTTACAGATGCTCAATCAGACTTCTTGAGATATTACGAATACAGGATGCCCGTAGGAACCGGAGACTGTGTAATGAATACCATATGTCGTAGATTTGAACAAGAGTTCGATGGATATATCAAGAAGTATAAATTTAGAGAAAAATTTGATTACACAATTATGAAAAGTGATGTAGCGTATTCTGTTTCACAATATAAGACTATTAAGCATTTATATGATGAATACAATCAGAAGCTTCAAAATTACGCTATATTTGCTCAAAACGAAAAGATAGACAAGTATGAAGCATTTACGGAGTTAAATATGCTTAATGAGGATTTCAGGGCAGCCTGCGATGAGGTCTGTTCTAATAAGGAAGCCCTCTGCAATATTGTTTTAGATTTGTGCTATAAAAAAAGTTCGTCTAAGAGATTTGCATGGAGCATGTGTGGAACAGAGATTATACATAACTTACTCTCCCATAATAACAATATCATATCATTTCCTGTTAAACACACAGATGGAGATATTCAGTACTGTGGTGAGAATTTTACACTTATGATTAAAGATTTAGGAGGAAATGAATGAGTATAGTATTAAAAGAAAATGAATGGGCTGAACAAATGGTTCAGTCCAAATCTCTCGGGAGTAAACCATCGGAAACACTTAAGCGTGTCGCAAGATACTATATAGATAATGGATATTCTAAAAGAGGTGAGCTTAGACAAAAGCTCGAAGTATTTTTGATTCAATGCGACCCTCTCGCTTCTCTTCCAAAATGGGAGGCGGCCATTGAATATGCAATTAATAGCGCTATTAAATATCCAGCAATATACATAGAAAGCATTCATATAACACAAAATGAAATGCAAACAATAAAATCTTTAAACGGCAAGCAGCTGCAGAGATTAGCGTTTACACTCCTTTGCTTAGCTAAATATTGGCATGAGGTATCCCCGGATACCGACTATTGGGTAAATAATAAAGATAATGAAATCATGGCCTTAGCCAATATCAATACATCAATTAAGCGTCAGTGCCAATTCTATGGCGAGCTCAAGGAACTTGGGCTAATACGCTTTTCAAAAAAGATAGATAATACAAATGTGCGTGTTAATTATGTATCAGACGATAAGGTCGTATTAGATATTAATGATTTTAGAAATCTAGGTTATCAATTTTTAAAGTACGAATATCGTAAAAGTAAGCGTAATCCATATTTTGAATGTTGTAACTGCGGTATAACCGTCAAATATACAGACCCGGAGAAAGGCAGAAAGCAGAAATTTTGTAAATCGTGTGCTACTGATATCGCAGTTCAGCAACGAGTAAACTATATTATGCGTCGTCGAAAAAACGCTTAATTTCAAAAATTTTTATACGGATATAAATTTGCTATTGCTCTAACTTGTTGATTATCAATGAGTTAGAGCATTTTGATGAGATTCTTGTATGAAGGGGAATATAGGCACCTTCGTTATGAGCACAAGGAGAAAGGCAGGTATCTGTATTTGAATATTGATAAACAACCACAGGAGACACCGCTAGATTATCATAAAAGGTTAATCTACGGTAAGCTTGTAGACCGGACTCTCTCAGATATAGATTATACCGAATTATCTGAGCGTGTATATGGACAGGCTTATTCAAGCGATGTAGCAAGACGTATGATGTACGGAAGCAAACGTACACTTGAATTACTAGATAACGAGTCTAGGGATAGAATCAAAGACTCTGAAATGTTATCAGAGTTAGATTCAAAATTAATAGACTTAAGGAAAGAGAGTCAACGCTTCTACGATCAGAGGAGAGAATACAATAAGCTAGTAACAATAGATGCTAGGTATGAGCATCTGATATCCGAGCTTTGTAATTCAGCAAAGGCACTTCCTAAGACAATAGGTTGTCTTTACAACAACGACAGCTATATAAATTTTACAGGCGACACATCCGATTCGGAGGCCGTGTTAGTACTCTCAGATTGGCATTATGGACTGAAAACGGACAATGCCTTTAATTCATTCAATACTATGATCTGTAAAGAAAGGGTTATTAATATAGCAGAAAAAGCTGCAAGAAAAATAGCTCTGCATAAATGTAGTAAATTACACATAGTCGTGCTTGGCGATTTAATTCACGGGGCAATTCATACAAGTGCTCGTGTTGCATCAGAAGAGTTAGTATGCGACCAGCTTATGCAAGCCACAGAATTGCTAGCGCAGACGATAGAACGGCTTAGTATATGTGTTCCAGAAACATATGTATACGTCACTTATGGAAATCATGCAAGAACAATTCCAAGTAAAAACGAAAATGTTCACCGCGACAATATGGAGCGGCTTGTACCTTGGTGGCTGACACCAAGATTAAGTATATATGACAACATACATATTATGGATGATACAGGAAATGAGTTTCTGTTTATAGATGCATGTGGACATCAGATTTGTGCAGCGCATGGAGATAACGATAGTGTGAAATCTTCTCCGCGATTGCTTACTACCCTATTCCAAAAAAAGTACGGAAAGAACATCGAATATGTTCTGCTCGGTGATAAGCATCATAGGGAAAGCTTTGAAGAGCTGGGAATTACTTCTATGCTCTGCGGCGCCTTATGCGGTGCTGATGATTATGCAAATGGGAAGAGGCTATACTCAACCCCATCTCAGCTTCTACTTATTATGAATGAAGCTGATGGATTAGACGCGGAATATCGTCTAAAGTGTGATAACTAAGTCGTCATTCTTGACAGGTTATCAGTAAATTTTGGTATTAGTCTGTCGATATTCGACGGGTTAATATAAATTCGCATTACCATTGTTGTAAGAGAGAACCATAAAATAGGGCGCACGGTTCTCTCTTATGGGTGGGTAGCGTAGCGGTAACGCACCGGACTGTAAATCCGGCGCCTAACGGCATCGCTGGTTCGAATCCAGCCCCACCCACTATCCCATTAAAGACATTAAAGACTATGTTCGTCAAGTCTGTATGTATTCAAGCCGCAATGCGACTGGATACTGAGTTTAGAAACGAACAAATAAATTAGAAGGAGGCGCTTGTGATATGGGACGTAAGACTAAAATGAACGCTATAACAAGTCCGGAACTACTAAAGCAAGTAAATCCGGAAAATTTACAACTTCTTGAGGATTTTAAAGACTATTTGAGGTCTGTACAAAGAAGTGAAACTACAATCAATGGATATGAAAACGACATTCAGATAGCATTTGTATGGTGTTTGCAACATAACAATAACACCTTCTTTGTTAACTGGTCAAAAAGGAATGTTGTTGCATATCAAAATTGGCTATTGTCTAACAATGAAAATAGCCCTGCTAGGATAAGAAGGCTTAAAGCTTCTCTCTCATCTCTTAGCAATTTTATAGAAAATGTGCTAGATGACGAGTTTCCTAAATTTAGAAACATAATTAAGAAAGTAGAGAACCCAGTCAATCATCCTGTGCGAGAAAAGACAGTTTGGGAGGACGAAGAATTGGAGCTTCTCTTGGACAATCTTATAAATCGAGAAGACTATGAGAAGGCTTGCTATCTTGCATTAGGTATGTATAGCGGTAGAAGGAAGTCTGAATTATGCCGTTTTAAATTAAGCGACTTTGATGAGAATCGGCTTGTCTGCGACGGAGCTTTATATGAAAGCGCTCCTATTAAAACAAAGGGTCGAGGCGGCGGAAAAATGATTAAGTGCTATACACTAGCGAAGAAATTTAAGCCATATCTCGATGCTTGGATGAATAAGCGCAAAAAAGATGGAATAGAAAGTGAATGGCTGTTCCCTAATAAGACAAATACTTCTGAGCATGTTCAGATATCAACTATTAATAGCTGGTCTAACACATTCTCTCGTCTTGCCGGGAAGCCTGCATATATACATAGTTTAAGACACTATTTTACTACATCTCTAGTGAGGTCTGGTATTCCAGATAGTGTTATCACAGAGATTGTAGGTTGGGAATCATCTGATATGTGCAAAGTCTATACAGATATAGATGCAGTAGAACAAATCGGAATGTATTTTAAAAATGGAGATATTGCAGTTCCAGATCAAAAAGGACTTGGAGATATATAGAGTAAAAGGAGAAATATATGAACAGAAAGGAATTGGTTCGACGCACGGCTACTGTCATGCGGGAAAATAATATTAGAAAACCTATCTCATCACGTAAACAGGTACTCCATATATCTGACGATGAGGGGAATTCTAAAGATTTCGTAGTAAAGAAAACAGATAAAGGGGTAATCTTTACCAATGATGATATAGAAAATGTTGTTGATGCCCTACTTGCCGTAATTATGGATAGTATAAAGAAAGGCGAATCTGTATCTATAAGAGGTTTTGGTACTCTTATGTTAAACTATCGCAAAGCTAGAACCGGTAAACATCCTGTAACTGGAGAAGAGACAGAAATACCGGGGCACTACACTACAAAATTTGAGTCCGGTACAGACTTAAAAAGAAGTGCTAAGCTATACGAGTTATCACTGGCTGACAAATTGTCAGGATTCACTGCTCACACTGATACCGATGAAGATGATATTTTTGATGCCTATGATGACATTGTAGATGGAGAACAGGAATTAGAGGACGGTGAGTATAATGGCTATTGAAGTAGATGCAGATAAAATCGTATGCAATAAATGCGGTACAGGTTATGGTAGAAGGCGCGGTAATTTCTATAAAACATATGGAGAGCTATATAAGGGAGTCGGCTATCTTCCGTATTGCAGCAAGTGCGTAGATGGTTTATACGCAAAATATCTTGCTCAGTCGAATGACTCAAAAGCAGCCGTCAGACAGGTATGTCGTAAGCTAGATTTATATTGGAGCGACACAATATTTGATAGCGTATCCAAAAAAAGCTCCGTTAGGTCTTTAATGGCTCAGTATATTGCACGTATTAATAATACTGCGTGCACAGGAAAGAGCTATGATGATACTTTACTAGATAACGGTAATCTTTGGAATTTTGATTTTTCTAAAGATATTGATAAAGAAGTTGAAGATACAGAGCCGGTGATTATATCACCAGCACAGACTGATGAAAAAGAAATAGAAATCCCACAGGAAGTTGTGGACTTCTGGGGGGCAGGATATAGCCCAGAGATGTACGAGCGGCTTGAACAAAGACGTAAATATTACGCTAAAAATTTTCCTGACGCATTTTCCGGAGACAACAGTTCAGACATTGGTAGCGATGTTCTCATGCGACAACTCTGTAATCTTGAGGTAAGCATATCAAAAGATGTTGCGGCCGAGAAATCTATTGATAAGAGTGTCAATTCTCTTAACACACTTATTGGAAGTTTGAATCTGAAACCTGCTCAGAAAAAGACTACTGAGCCGGATTCAGCTTTTACAAATACTCCACTTGGAGTTTGGCTATATAAATATGAAAATAAAAGACCTCTCCCCGAGATTGATAGTTCTCTTAGGGATGTAAACCACATTAAGAAATATGTGTTTACTTGGATGGGTCACTTATGTAAGATGCTTGGCATAAAGAATGGATATACGAAGCTATATGAAGAAGAGATAAATAGGCTTCGTGTAGAAAAGCCCGAGTATAACGATGATGATGAGGAAACTCTTCTCTCTGAAGTATACTCTGAAGAATCTGAGGAAAATGAGCATAGTGAGTAGACTAGAGTCTATTATGGAAGGAGCTGCCATTTGGGGCTCCTTTTATCGTGCAAATCCAGATAAATTTGCCGAGGATTACTTACATATCCAATTGAGATTGTTTCAAAGAATTTTACTTACGATGATGTTTTGGAGCACTACATTCGTGCTAATCGCATGTCGTGGTCTCGGAAAAACATATATTAGTGCAATTTATTGCGTCGTAAGATGTATCTTATATCCTGGTACGAAAATTTGCATCGCGTCGGGAACTCGAGGACAGGCAATAAATGTACTCGAAAAAATCTTGCTTGAATTAAAACCACAGTCGGAAGAACTGAGGGCTGAAATTGACGATAAGCAATCAAAAATTAACGGAACAAATGCTCAAATTGTATTCTTCAATACCAGTGTAATTAAAGTAGTTACAGCCTCTGACTCTGCGAGAGGTAACAGATGTAATGTGCTACTGCTGGATGAGTATAGACTTATTTCTAAAGATACTATTGATACAGTATTAAAGAAATTCTTGACTCTTAGAAGAATGCCAAAATATCAAGAACTATCAGATGCAGAGAAAAAACGCGAATACGCTAAAGAGAAGAACTTAACCATGTATCTTAGCTCTGCGTATTTTAAGGATCACTGGAGTTACACAAAATGTTTAGATACATTTGAAGTAATGAAAGATGAAAGACGTAGACAATTTGTCTGCGGATTCCCATATGAACTTTCGATAGAAGAAGGATTACTCGACCCTGAGACAGTTGCCGATGATATGTCGGAAAGTGATTTCAGTGAAGTGAAGTGGTCGATGGAGATGGATGCTTTATTCTTTGGTTCAGAAGACGGAGCCTTCTTTGACTTCTCTAATATTTCCAAAAATAGAACAATTAAATATCCTATGTTACCTGATGAGATTGCATCTAAGCTTGGCAATAATCCATTCATCAGAATACAGGAAAAGCACAACGGTGAAATTAGAATCCTATCTGCGGATATCGCTTTGATGTCAAGCCGAAAGAATAATAACGATGCTACCGCTGTCTTTATAAATCAGATGAAACCATCCACTGCCGGACGATATTCTAATAATATCATCTATACTGATACCTACGAGGGAATGCGTACAGACGAGCAGGCCTTAACCATACGAAAGTTATATGAAGAATATAAGTGCGATTATATCGTCCTAGATACAAATGGTCTTGGATTAGGTGTATATGATGCACTTTCAAGAGACATGGTAGACCCTGACACGGGTGAACTTTATCCTGCACTCTCATGCTGCAACAATCCTGAAATGGCTTCAAGGTGTACTACTATTGGAGCGCAGAAAGTAATTTGGTCTATAAAAGCAAGTGCGCAATTTAATTCGGACTGTGCTTTTATGCTAAGAGAAGCATTTAAGAGTGGAAGAATAAGACTTCTTGCTACAGAATACGATGCTGAAAAATATCTATCAGCTTTAAAGGGATATCCGTCTTTGTCTGATTCGGACAAGATGAAAATGCAGTTGCCATATATCCATACCACACTATTAATCGACGAGCTTACAAAACTTCAGTACGAAGAAGCTGGGGGAAGAGTAAAGCTGACAGAGAGGTCTGGTATGCGAAAAGATAGATATTCAAGTTTATCATACAACTATTATGTAGCTATGCAGCTTGAAAATAAAATGTGCAAGCGTCAAAGCATGAGTTTTGACACCACAGATAATTTTATTATTAAAGCTCCAAAATCATTCAACAAAAATAAATACGGAAAGGCGGTGAACGCATTACATGGAAAACCAAAATTCTGGTGACATCAAAGATGTCTCCGGCATGATAGGGATAACGAATAAGTTTGCTGTGTTAAACAAGCTCATTACACGAGACTTAAACAATAATACAACGACTCCTACGTTTTCACTCTATTCAAAAGAAGATATACAGAAATATCTTACTAATCCATATACATACGAAACGCAGATTCGAGATGCTGTTGTTTATATCTATGGTGCGTCATCGCATTTCAGACGTATTATACAATACTTTGCAAGTCTAACAGATTTGTCGTATGTAGTTACACCATATAAGATTGACCCGACATCGGCAAATCCGAAAACTATAAACCGAAATTACAGAAAAGTATTGAACGCTTTATCTGCTATGAACATTAAGACACAGTTTCCTAAAATATTGACGGTGTGTCTTAGGGAAGATACATTTTACGGAACTATGTGGGTAACAAATGACAATATCACAATACAGCAGCTTCCGAGTGATTATTGTGCTATCTCAACAATAGAAGGAAATGTGTTAAACGTAAGTTTCGATTTTTCATACTTTGATTCACACAGTGCTCTACTGGATTTTTATCCGGCAGAGTTTGCAACAAAGTATAAGGCCTATCAAAGGAATCGTACCGCGAGATGGCTGGAGTTAGATTCTCCTACATCGTTCGCAATAAAGGTCAATAACGATATTCTACAATACTCTCTCCCACCATTCATAGGAATTTTAAGAGAATTGTATGACTTAGAGGATTATAGACAATTGAAACTATCGAAAACCGCTTTGGAAAATTATGCAATGATTGTCATGAAGTTGCCGATGGACAAAGACGGCAATTGGGGCATCGACTTTAATAAAGCGAAAGAATTTTGGCAGAATTTGGATGCTGTTCTGCCTGAAGAGATAGGCTCTATACTCTCTCCTATGGAGATAAGCAAGGTAGGTTTTGAGAAATCTAATACCGGTGACACTGACACAATTGCAGATGCCGAGCAGAATGTTTTTACTTCAGCAGGTGTCTCTTCATTATTATTCAATAATGAAAAGGCTTCAGCAAACGCCCTTGCCCTTTCAATTAAAGTGGATCAGGGTATGACATTTGGAATTGTTCGTAGCATCGAGGACGCTATAAATAGATTCATCCAAGCACAAAGCTATGGAAAGAATTTCAAGGTTACATTCCTTGATGTATCGCCTTTTAACAGAAAAGAAATGGGTGACGCATATCTAAAAGCCGCTTCTTATGGATTCCCAACAATCTCTATGTATGCAGCTAGTCAGGGGCTTGGTCAGGCTGAGCTCGATAATATGTCATTCTTAGAGACGAAAGTCATGCAACTTCAGGATATCTTTGTTCCTTTACAAAGTTCAACTCAGATGAGCGGAAAGGTTACAACTGATAGTGAAGCTCCGACTGATGAAGGAGGCCGTCCTCCGTCAGAAGGAACTGAATTAACTGATAGTGGAGAACAATCATCTGAACAACGTGATGATTGGGGATAGGCGGTGAATTATGAAATTCATATATGTTTTTAGTGAGGAAGACAGAGATGAATTATTGTCTCAGGGTTTTTCCTTACTGCAAGAAATAACAAATAAAGATAAAAAAGCATACGTGTTTGAAAATGGAGAGGCTGAAAATTTTAGTCTTGCAATTCAACATGGCGTATTATCAAACACTTTAGTGCTTTAGTTTATAGCTCGCAATTATGCGAGCTATTTTTAATGGAGGTTATTGATGGACTCAGATACTTTAAATCTTACCTTTGCATCATCTTTAACCGACCTGTGTGAAATTAACCCATCATTTGATACGGGAATCCTACGTGTAGCATACCACGGAGCGAATCAAAATAAGAGTTCAATTTCAAAGGAAACTTTTGAGAAATGTCTAAAGACTATCTACAACTGTCCTATTGTCTGTAACTACGACAGAGATACAAACACCCTAGGCGGGCATGATGTAGAGCTTATTTATACAGATGATGGCGACTTAAAGATGGTACAGCTTACACAACCAGTAGGCGTTGTACCAGAGTCGGCTAAAACATTCTGGCAGACAATCACTGAGGAGAACGGTACCGAGCACGAATACCTTTGTGTGGAGGTAATTCTCTGGAAGAGACAGGAAGCTTATCAGTTGATTAAGGAAAACGGTATTACCGCTGAGAGCATGGAAATCAATATCACTGATGGGAAAAAAGTTGATGGTATTTACCAGATTACAGATTTCTACTTTAAAGCTTTAACGCTGATTGGAATTACACCATGCTATGAGTCAGCTGCTCTTACATTCTCAAAGGATGACTTCAAGCAGGAATTTTCACAGATGATGCTTGAGCTAAAGGATACTCTTGAAGATTATAACAAAAAAGTCACTACCTCAAAAGAGGTTGACACTATAAACAAACAAAAATCAATGGAAGGAGGAAATAACGATTTGAGTAAACAGGAATTAATTGAAAAGTACAGTATCAATGTAGACACACTTGATTTTTCTATAGATGATTTCTCGATTGAGGAACTTGAGTTAAAGTTCAAGGCCATTGCTGATAGTAAAACAGAGCCTAATAAAGACGGCAAGTTTGCTTTAGCAAGTGCTGTCACAGAGGAGTTAAATATTCAGCTCTCTGCTATCGAGCAGATACATTGCGACTGGGGTGATTACCCACGTTATTTATATGTAGATCATGACGTAGATACACTGGAGGTGTACTGCTGGGATAGGGTCGATTGGCTGCTTTATGGATTTAAGTATTCAGTTAATGGCGACACAATCACAATCGACGCAGCGAGCAAGACCCGCAAGAAATATTCGATTGTAGATTTTGATGAGGGCGAGCAAATCTCCCCATTTGCAGAGATATTCGATCAGATGAGCAGAACAATCTCTGAAGAGTCTTCTAAGGCTGCCGAATTTGAGGAAAAGTTCCAAGCCGCAACAGACTCGGCAAAATCAATGGAGTTAGAGCTGAATGAACTGAAAGAATTTAAGGCAAGTGCTGAACAGGCTGCTCTTGAAACAGAGCGCAAAACAGGTATTGCAGATATATTCTCTAAGTTCACAGATTTGGAGAATGTTGAGGAGTTTTCATTACTTAAGGATGAGTGCGATAAAGATTGCATGAAATATAAACTCGATGATCTTGAGACACTATGCTACGCAATTAGGGGCAAGCAGGGAGTCCCTTCAAACTTTAGTCTTACAAAGAAGACACCAAAGTTACCTGTAATTCCAAAAGACAATAACAGAACAGACGAGCCTTATGGCGGAGTCTTTGAGGAGTTTGGCTTCTCAACAAAACAGTAATAAGGAGGATAAATATTTATGGCTAAATATGGCGTTGTTAGAACAGACAGCTTAAGCGGTACAACTGACCGCAGTGAACTTGTTTCCGTAAAGTATATGGGAGCAAATGGTACTACACCAACTGCTATTGAGAACGGAAGCGTTTTAAAGGCAGTAAAACTCGCAGATAACGAGAGGGAGGTATTTGTTGGAGAGAATGTAGCAGCGAATACACCTATTACAGATATCGTACTCGTTGCTGCACCAGAGGTTCCTTATGATGAGAGAATCCGTAATTTTGATGAGATTATAAATGATGCTGGAAAGTCCGTTAGAGGTTATAGACTTCCACATGGCAACATCTTTTCAGTAACAAAGGAAGCTCTTGTTGGAGAGGCAACTCCAGCGAAGGGCGATATCGTTGAGCTTGCAGCCGGAACAAAGTTTAGCGTCGCAAAGACTGCAACAGCTAGTTCTACAGCAGTTGGCAAGATTATTGCTATCGAGCAGGCTGGTAGATATACATACTACGTTATTAGGGTAGATTAATTAAAGGAGGATTAAAAGAATGGCTGAAATTAAAGATATCGTAAAACTTGCCGTTGACAGCTACAAGGGCAGGGTTGAGAAATATTCCGTTGCCGATTCACAGAAGCTTTTAAAGGAAGCTCTTATCAAGGCAAATGGTGGAAGTACAATTCTTGATTATAAAAAGATTAGAGATGGTGAGTGTCCAGGACTCTTCTCTCTTGTAGAGCAGATTCTTTCAAACACTGTTGTAGAGGGTCTTCAGGGAGATGAGTATTTCAATGCTCTTTGTGATTTCCGTAATGTAAATGAGGGAGATTTAAACGAGTTTATCGTTAAGGATAAGAATGTATTTGTTGTCTCAGAGGCCGCTGACGGTACACAGGGTGTAAGACGTCAGAGACTTGGAGGCTCTAGCAAGACTTCTATTCCAACAGCTCTTAAGACTGTTCGTATCTATGAGGAGCTTAACAGAGTGCTTGCAGGTCGTGTTGATTTCAACGATTTCATCACTGACGTAGCTAACTCATTCCGTCAGCAGTTACTCAACGATGTATACACTCTTTGGACTGGTGCAACAGCAGATCAGTTTGGCGGTACTGCTTTCTTCCCAACAGCAGGTACATATGATGAGGATGCTCTCTTAGATGTAATTTCTCATGTAGAGGCAGCTGCTAATGGTCAGAAGGCAACTATTATCGGTACAAAGAAAGCTCTGAGACACCTCAAGGATTCAATTCAGAGTGATTCTGCAAAAGAGGATGTTTACAACTTAGGTTATGTAGGCAAGTTCTACGGAACACCTGTTGTAGAGGCTCCTCAGCGTCACAAGGTTGGCTCAACAGAGTTCGTTCTCGACGATAATATGCTTACAATCGTTGCCGGAGACGACAAGCCTATCAAGGTAGTTTACGAGGGAAGTCCTATTGTACTTATGGGAGACCCAATGAAGAACGCTGACTTCACTCAGGAGTATTTCTACGGTGAGAAGTACGGTATGGGTATCGTACTTGCTGGTGGAAATTCTGGCGTTGGTCGCTACGAGATTAGCGAGTAATACACTTTAAATACAACGGGAGCTGAAACATGCTCCCGTTACTATATTGAATAGAAGGAGAAAATATGGAAGGTAATACAATAGATACACAGACAACCGCACAGCCAAATGAGTCAAGCGCAACTAAGAGAAAAACTCGTACAAAGAAAACTGCTACTGTTGCTGCTTCGGCACCTGTAAAAATCGTTCCGAAGGAAATTGACCCAGAACAGTATGTAATAGTTCGTAATGGTTTCCAAGGACAGCTCATTTATAAGAGCAAACGTACTGGAGAGCGTTTTGTGTGGGACGAATTTGGAGCTGAGCAGGAAATACAGCTTCGTGAATTGAGAAATGCAAAGAATTCAAATAAGAGTTTCTTTATAAATAACTGGTTTATGTTTGATGATGAATGGGTTGTAGATTATCTCGGAGTAGGTAGATACTATAAGAACGCTGTCAGAATCGAGGATTTTGATAAGATTTTCGAGAACGACCCAGCTACCCTTGAGAGCATAATTTCAGAGATGACAGATGGTCAGAAGAAATCCTTAGCTTATCGAGCTCAGGTCTTAATTGGCGAAGGCAAGATTGATTCGATTAAGGCTATTTCAGTTTTAGAAAGAACCCTTAATGTTGATTTGATTGAGCATTAGGAGGGATTGATATGAGCGTTTCATATGACGTTTTCATTGGCTCTTTCCTAAGCAAAATAACAGAAAGAGATTTACTCGCTCTTGAGGAAGAAGATAGAGACTCTACTGTTATTGGATATATGAAACGAGCAATCAATGGATTCAAGAAAGCATGTTCGTATGACTTCTCTACCACTGCTAATGACGAGGAGAAAGTTTTCACTGTTGAAGTACCAGACGAAGACATTGACGAAATTGCAGATATCATATCCGAAGGAATGATTGTTCAGTGGTTGAAGCCATATATGTACCGACAAGAGTTACTCGAAAATGCTATCAATACGAGAGATTTTACGACATACTCTCCCGCTGAATTGCTTATGCGTGTAGGGAACGCATACGAGAAAGCTCAAAAAGATTATACCCAGATGATTAGAGAATACTCTTATAATCATGGAGATTTAACGGAGCTACATCTATGAAAGACTATAACACAATATTAGACCAGCCGTTGTCTGGCAATTTAGTCAAGAACTATTTTAATAATCTCGTAAATCGCTATTTTAAGATTCTCCCTATGCGAGAGAATAACGAACCATCGTTATCAAAATATTTGAGAAGTTTAAGAATTGAATTGATAGGTTGTAAGGGAATAATCCCAGAACTTAGAGAAGAGCCAGATTTTCTCACTCTCCTATCAATTTTGGAGTATATCATTGAGAATCCGAACTGTCCTATTGATGATATTCGCAGCGAGGTATTCCATGCTATCTCAATTTGTAAGAGATTACAAAAAAGAGCCAATGAGTAAGAATAAGGAGGTTGACTATGGGAATATGGGACACATATAAGAATAGAATTAACCTCACAGGAGAGACAAAAAGGGACGAACATCTTAATAGGCTAAAACGCCAGTTAAGCAGCAAACTGCCCGACTCACTCTCCTATCATTCCGTGATTGTTGACGGATTAGACCAGATGGCTGTCATTGATGATTCAGATAATTTTAATGAAAAAATAATGTACTCCCTCCCCGGCGAGACATTTTCTTGCGGGGTGCTGGTTGAATGGGCTAATAACTATTGGCTTATTACCGAGAAGGATGCAAATACAGAAGTCCGTACAAAAGTGAAAATGCTTCAGTGCAATTATCTGCTTAAATGGGTTGATGAGGACAATATTATTCACGAGCAATGGTGTATCGTTGAAGACGGTACTAAATATATGACTGGTGAATATGAAGATAGAGATTTCTTCACTACGCGAGGTGATTCAAGAATTGCCATTACCATTGGACGAAACGCTGATACTATAAAACTAGGCAGACAAAATAGATTCTTAGTAGATGACCCAGACTCAAAAATTAAGAACGCTTATGCTCTTACGAAACCACTTAAGGCAGGGCATATCTATAACGGGAATGGGGTCTTCTCGTTTGTTTTACAGGAATGTGTTGCAACTGATAATGACAATTACGAACTGGGAATTGCTGATTACTATTTACACTTTCCTAAAGATAACGATAAAGATACAGACACGGACACTGATAACTCAAACGGTTCTTCCGGTAAAGATGATACAGATGGCACTGAGAATGGAGGATGGTTGTAATGCAGCTAGAAGAATTTTATGACTATAAGAATCAACTAATGGGCGACATCCTTACAGAGGAAAGTATCATTCATCTTATTAATCCAGATATCCCTTTAAAAAAGGCAAAGACTTTGGCTTATAAGCAGGTGTTCCCTTATGAATATCTGCCGGACACAGTTGAGGAAGGAAAGACCTTTGTCTGTTTTGAAGTGGATGTAATAAAGGACAATAATCTTGCGAGAGACTTAATGCGTCCTGTCATATATATATGGGTGTTTTCCCATAAGAGTAATCTCCGGCTTCCTGAAGGTGGTGTTAGGACAGATAAATTATGTTCGGAGATTTGTAAAAAAATAAACGGAAGTATGTTTTACGGGCAAGGTGCTTTAACTCTGGATTCTGCAAAGAGATTCGCTCCTATGACGGATTTCAATGGAAAGGTAATGACTTTCTATGCCAAGGATTTCAGTAAGGTATATAACCCTAAGAAGTCTATTCCGACAAGAAGGAAGAATTAAGAATGGCTACAGAACATCTTCTGTATAAAAACATCTATCCTATTTCTGGTCTGCTTAATCTTTGCATCCCTACAGTGGGCGAAGTAATAGACCATGAAGATGCATATTATGACATAGTTTTAGCTATCACTGCGATGCCTATTGATTTTATGGTACAGCTCGATGACATTGGAATCGACTATACAAAGATTAATGCGTGGCAGCTTTTTTTAATGCTTTTTGACGGTATTAAGAAAATAGATAAAGAAGATACAAAACTAGTATTTGGAAATCTAAATCTTGATAACCTTGAAATAGTCACTAATCCTGAAGATGGAAAATATGTCATTGTGGATAGACGTATTGGAATTGTCATAGACAGAGCTTTACATGCAAGACTTGCTACGGCTCTCAGAAAAATACACCACCTAAAAAAGAATAACAGACGCCCCGCAAATGAAGAGGCGAAAGCATATATGTTGGAAAGAGCTCGTATAAAGCTCAAAAACAGAAGAAATAAAAAAGAGGATTCACAATTAGAACCTCTTATTGTCGCTATGGTCAATACTGAACAGTTTAAATATGATTTTGAGGGGACAAGAGAACTTTCTATTTATCAGTTTAACGAAAGCGTTCAGCAGATAATTAAGAAGACAGATTACGACAATAGAATGTACGGCGTATACGCCGGAACAGTAAATCCAAAAGAATTGAGCAAGGATGATTTAAACTGGCTCATTCACTAATACAACAACAGGAGGAATATTATGAACATTAAAGACATTACAATTACAAGTCTTGAGACCATTACAGCGTTTGACGTAGTTACTGGTAACTATAGATTTACTCTCGACGAGTTACAGAATGCGACTATCGCAAATACACAGGATACTCAGGAAATTACTGGTAAGGGTGGAAGAAAGCTTGCTAATATTAAGCGTAACAAAGCAGTTACTATCAGTGGTACAAGCGGTATGATTTCCGGCGGTCTGCTTGAGGCTCAGACAGGAAGCAAGTTCAATCATGGCACAACAGAGGTGCTTTGGACTGATTATATTACTGTTAGCGGAAATAAAGCAGAGACTTCATTTAAAGCTATTGGAACAACTGGAGCTGAGATTGAGCAGTTATTTATAAGAAATGCAGATGGTACACCGGGTGATGAGCTTAAGCAGGACGCTACAACTTCAACAGGTAAGTTTGCATATGACCCAGCAAAGAAAGCACTCACATTTACTGATGTCCCAGATGGTACTGAGGTAATTGCTTATTACAAGAGAAAGATTGCTGCTGATGTCCTCAATAACGAGAGTGATGTTTACTCAGATAAGTGTACTCTGTACATTGACGCTCTTGGAGAGGATAAGTGCTCTAACGTATATCGTATTCAGTTCTACATTCCAAAGGCTGATTTCTCTGGCGAGTTTTCACTTGAGATGGGCGAGAATCAGGCTACTCACCCATTCGAGGCTGAGTCACTCGCTGGTGCTTGTGGAGCTGGTGGAAAGCTTTGGTCATACACTGTGTTCGGTGTATCCACAGCCGACGCTGTAGCATAACATAAGAGGAGGACGAAGATACCTATGGCTACAAGAATTTGTAAAGTGTGTGGTAAAGAGTATGAATACTGCCACACACAAAGGACTGTGCCGGGCATCTTCCGTTATCAGGATGTTGCTTGTTGCGCTGAGCATGGTAGTATTTACCTTGCTCGCGTGCTAGCAGCGCGATCAGAAGATAATAAGCCCGAGCTTAAGCCTACAAAAAAGGCAGAAGTTGTTGAAGCCGATTCAGATGCATCGGTATTAGACTACGAAGACATTGAAGATATTGACGAAGATATCGACGATGATGATGATTGGTTTGATGACGATGAGGAAGACGAGGACGACAATTAAATAATATATGTGCGACAAGCACAAATCATAGGCTGCATCCTAAGATGTAGCCTATTTTTCAAGAGGTGATAAAAATAGATAGAACAAAATTTAATGTAGATAAAGATACAGCAAAACGAACATGTAACGGTATTGTGTTTGACTCTATATTGGAAATGAAATACTACAGGGATGTTCTCCTTCCAAATGTGGAAAGCGACGTTGTTAAGTATTATGAGTTGCAAAAGAAGTATGTCCTACAGGAAGGTTTTGTACATAATGACAAAAAGGTTCTTCCTATAGTGTATGTAGCAGATTTCTATGTAGAGTATTCAGATGGACATGTTGAGGTAATAGATATAAAAGGATGTCCAGACTCGACGGCAAAAATCAAGCGAAAATTATTTTGGCATACATACCCTGAACTCGACTATCAGTGGATAACATATGTTAAGAAGTTTGGTGGTTGGGGCTCTTATGATGATTTCAATAATATGAGACGCGAGGCCAAAAGAGCTAAGAAGAAACAACAGCAAACAGATTAGAATGAGAGGTAAAATATGAATAATACAACAGAGAATAAGAAAGAGTTTAACACTACTGCCCTTTTAAATGCAGTAGACGGATTTGAAAACACTAAAACAATTAACTGGAATGGTATTCAGTTAAATGTCAAAAGATATATTTCATTGGCTGAGATGTTGGAGTTTGTGGATTATGTTACCAAAATGTGTTTTGGTGATGATAATGAGTACCGTCCGGAACTTAAGGACATGGCAATTAAAATTTGCACTCTTGAGAAGTTTGCAGGGGTTGTTCTGCCAGAGGATGTTTCAAAAACATATGACATTATTTACGGCACTGATATCGTGAAAGCAGTTTGTGATGTTATAGATTCAGAGCAGATTGTAGAAATAGTACATGCAATTGATGTCAAGGTTGCAAATATCGCAAGAGCAAACATTGAACGAGTAAATGCGGAACTGGATAAGATAAACAAAAGGTTTGAGGATATTCAGGCAAGTATTGAGAAGGTATTCTCTAACGTTTCTCCGGAGGATATTACAGCAATGTTAAAATCTATTCCTGATATTGCAAATATAGACGAGGGAGACTTCATACAGAAATACATAGAAAATAATACGAAGGCGGCGAATGCATAATGGCCTATGTAAATATGGAGTCTATTATCGGAAAAGCCCAAAAATACATGGGTAGTTCCAAAGGTGTTGTTAAACAGCAAAGACTTCTCCGAAAAGCAGTTCTCGGTAAAATTAAATTAGATGGTGTTAAAAGCTCTCACACTCCTGCCGAAGCAGCGAAAAAATTTATAGAGGTGCTTGAGTCATCTATAAATGGAGCTTCATTAAGTGATAATGCAAAAAGTGCATTGCTGGGTGGGTTCGATTATAACATTGTATCCGGCGGTAATGACTGTTCGTATATTATCACTATTAACTTCAAAGAGAATTTATCTCGTCCGTCTCTTGATCCGTCTCATTATAAAGATGGCATCAGTAATCTTGCAGCATTATTTAATAATGGTGTAGACCATACGATGAAACAGGTACATGGATACTGGCATGAAAAAGAGACTTGGAGTCGCACTACAATTAGTGGCACAAATTTCATGCAAGAAGCTAGGGATAATTTTATGGGAAACTATGCTGAAGAATACAATGTCTTAAATGTGGAATTAAGTTCTGATTATGAATAAATGAATAAATGACAAATAGTCGAAGGATTGGTAAATGAGCCAATCCTTTTCTTTATATACAAAGGTGGTGATTTTAAATGGCTGATATACTGTTAACCGTCGGTGTGGAACCTTCGTTGAGCTTCACAGAGTTCGAAAAAGGGATAAACGCACTGGTATCTAAACTTAACGCTCATCCGCCAAAAATAAAAGTAGTGCTTGACGATGCTTCGATTAAAAGCATGAAGGCACAAATACTATCATTAAAGCAAGAAGTAACAATGTCCACCAGAACAGATGGATATGCGATAGATAAATCTGGTATTTGGGTAAAAAATACTTCTGCAATCAAAGAAAATACAAAAGCAAAGAAAGAAAATGCTGCTGCTTCTAAGCAGACTGCAAATGTCCAGAATGGCTATGCAAAAACCGATTCCGGGATTTGGCTTAAAAGCACAACGGCCATTAATGAGAATACAAAAGCAAAGCAGAAAAATGCTTCGGCAAACAAACTGGTAGACCGTCAAGGAGATTATTCAAAGACTGAGGCTGGAATTTGGGTTAAAAATACAAGTTCTATCGTAGAAAATACTACAGCAAAAGAAAAGAATGCGCAGATTTCAAAACAAATCATTGCAACAAGTGATGGCTATTCAAAAACAGCATCAGGTATCTGGATAAAGGAAACAGAACAGATAAATGCAAATACTGTTGCTAAACAGAAAAATGCACAGGCGTCAAAAGCATCTACTGCAGGAGTAACTTCTGGAGGATATACTCAGACGGCATCTGGTATATGGATAAAGGAAGCTGCCGCAATAGATAAAAGCACAACTGCAAAAGTAAAAAATACGACCGCTCAAAAGAAAGCTCAAAAAGAAGCTGAAATATTAACTGCAGGAAGTCAGAAACAACAAACTGCAATCCAGCAGATAAACTCGCTTTATGCTCAGACGACCAAGAACATGCGAAATTGGACTGCTGCTCAGAAATCATCTTATGGAGTCACCGGTCATTATAATAATCTTGGAGAGCAGGCTGAACAATTAAAGACACTTAAAGGAAGGCTTGAAGAGGGAAAGATATCTGCAGAGAATTATAGGAAATCTTATAACGGAATCAAGGAATCTATATCTACCTCAAACGAGGCTATAAAAGAAGCCGGAGCTAATACTAAATCGCTTGGTGATAGAGTTGGCAGTTTGTCATCTAAATTTGCTTCTTGGCTCACTATCTCTCAGGTAATCATGGCTGCAGTTAGAACCATGAAAGAGATGGTAAGTGCATCTATCGAAGTTGAGAATGCCATGGCTCAGATTAAGATTGTAACAGGCGCTTCCGAGACTGAGATGAAGAACTTCTTGACTACTTCTATCTCTCTTGCAAAAGAACTTGGTCAGAGTGTTACAGATGTTGCATCTTCAATCGAGACGTTCGCACGACTTGGTTATAACATGGATCAGTCTACTCAGCTTGCCAAGTATGCGAATATCATGTCAAACGTTGGTAATACGGATGTAGGCTCAGCTACTACCGGTATTACTTCAATCATTAAGGGTTATGAGTTAAATCCTAGTGATGCCGAACACGTGTCTGATGTACTCGTAAAGGTTGGTAAGGAATATGCTATTTCCGCTGAGGAGTTAATGGAAGCATTCGAGCGAGGCGGTGCTGCTCTGCACGCTTCGGGCACGGACTTTGAAAAGAGTGCTGCTCTCTTCGCCGCTACTAATGCTTCTTTGCAGAATGCTGAGACCACAGGTACAATGTGGAAGACGGTATCCGCAAGAATCAGAGGCGCAACAACTGAGCTTCAAGAAATGGGTGAAGAAACGGATGGGCTTGCACAGGGACTTTCAAAATATCAAAATGAGATAAAGCAATTATCTGGCGTAGATATTATGAAAGACAAAAATACATATAAGGATATGTATGAAATCTTCGTAGAGCTTGCTCAGGTATGGGATAAGATGCCAGATGTATCACAATCTCGTGTTGCTGAAATTCTTGGTGGTACACGTAATACCTCAGGTATCATGTCTACGATTACTAATATCAAGGACGCAATTGGGGCTTATTCAAGCGCATTAGACTCGGCTGGAACTGCTGAAAAAGCTAATGCTGAATATATGGATACTACCAAAGCAAAGATAGGTGAGTTAAAAGCTGCATTTCAGGAGTTATCATCAACATTCGTTAAGTCTGATTTTCTTAAAATAGGTGTAGACGGATTGAAGGGCTTTATTGAAATGATTGACAAGCTTATAAGCTCTATCGGTTCGCTCAATACTATCCTACTTGGCGTTGGAATTACCAAAGGCATAAAGAACATTTTTGAAGCTAAGAAGGCTGGAACCGCGAACGGCATGTCCGGTACGCTAGCTGCAGCTTTCCCACAAATATCGGAAGGCATATCAGCCGCATCTGCAAAATTTAAAGAACTATCGAAGGCTGGAAGTAGTACATTCGCAGCTTTAAAAGGAGGAGCTTCTGCTTTTCTTGGTTCTATTAATCCGCTTACTGCAGGTATAGCTGCTATCGGTATCGCAATTACCGCGTACTCAGCATATCAGCAACATATAAAGGAACAGGCGCAGGCAGCCACTCAGGCAAGTGAAGCATGGGGAAAAACGCAAGATTCTCTTGCTGACTATAAAACTCAGATCATAGAGCTTCGTAGTCAACTTGCATCAGGTGTTCTTTCAGAAACAGAAGCATATAACACAAAATCTCAATTACTTTCCATTCAGCAAGAACTCACAAAATCATATGGAGATCAAGCATCAGCGATTAATCTAGTCAATGGCGAATTAAGCACACAAACAGATTTAATTGATTCGATAAGTCAAAAAGAGGCGCAAAAATATCTCAATGAAAATGCCTCGGCTATTTCTAAGGCGGAAGAAAAGATGACTACCAAGAAGGATTACTGGTTAGGTTCTTATGACCCTACTAGTAAAAAGGGTAAGCAAATTGCCGCTGCTGTAGAGGAAATGGAAAAGAAATATGGAAAATCCCTCTACGTTACCCCTGAAAGTGGATATGGGGATAGTCCTTTATATACTGTTCGTATAAACGCAGACGTCACTCAGGCTGATGAGGCTATAAATGAATTTATGAGCAAGCTCCGCGATATTGGAGGACAAGACACTAATATTGAGAATGCAAGTGCTGAGCTCGCTAAGGTGAATGAAATAGAGAATGATTACGGTGAGACGTATGAAAAATCTATTAATGCCAGAATTACTGCTGATAAGAAATATTATTCAGATATTAATGGTAATGTAAATACTGCATCTGAATGGCTTAATAAATATTCTGATGCAGTTCAAAAATATAACGATGCTCTTATGGATGGCGATACATCAAAAATATCTGATGCTAAGAAAGAATTTGATGACGTAGGCAATTCAGTTACAAATCTTCTAAAAGGCGACATGAAAGATTACGCTGGAGTGTTTAATGATATTGGTGATAAATTAAACACAGCTACCATAAATGCAAATAGGTTCAAAGATGTTCTTGAAGGAAAAGGGACTTCTAAAGGCAATAGTATTTTTGATGAAAATTACGAAAGATATTCCGATGCATATCAAAATCTCCTTGATGAGCAACAAAAAATTGAAGACTGGGGACTTAGCAGTTTCGGCAATGTGTATGATAAAAGTGGGTATAGTTTTACTCAGACGAAGTTTGGCAATGTCGATATGGATAAAAGGACGATTATAAAATGGTCAGATACGCTAAAGAAAACATATGCCGATGCATTAGCTAGTTGGGATTATGACCCAGAAATAGGTTCAATAGACACTGTATTTGGTGGCTCTGCCCGTTTTGGAGAAGATTTGAATGAGAAGGGATGGGAAATAGCTTTTACACCTATCCTACCGGATGGACAATTTTTATCAAAGGATACAGTATATGAGTATATAAATTCAATTCTCTCTGATGCATATGCGAATGACGGAAAAGTTACAGAGGATGAACTCGCTAATCTTGACGCGCAGGGACGACAAATTGGTAGTCAATTTGTTCACGGTATCTTTGCTGCGGTCGATGATAGTGAAGATTATGATGATAACGGTAACTGGGCAGATACTGTCGGAAGGCTCATGCATTTCTCAGGAGATTTTGGAGCTATTTCGTTAGCATATGATGACATCGCTAAAGCTGCAAAAGAAGCTGGAATGTCTACGGAGGAGTTTATTTCTAAGTTTTCCAAAACATCCGATGCTGTAAATTCAGTCAAAGATGCTGCAGATGAACTAAAAGATTTAAAACTTGACGATAAAGACTTTATTGGCGCATTTGAAACAGACGGTGTACAGAAGGGCGAAGAACAAATTCAGGCGCTCGTTCAGGCCGCACTAGATGCTGGCGTTATTAGCGATACCTCATCTGAAAGCATAGCTATGCTGGCTTCACAATTGGTTTCGTTAGGTTACTTATCAGGAGAGCCTGTTGAAGGACTTAATGACACAACTAATGCAATAGCAACTCTTACTACTGCCCTCACTGACTTACAAAAAATCCAGACTAATGTCCAGCAGGCGTTACAAGACTCAATGTCTGGGACAGGTCTTACTGCTGAAGATATTACTAACGTAACAAATGCATATAAAGACCTCGAGAGTTATAACCCATATAAACTATTTGAGGAGACAGCCAACGGAGTTCATCTCAATCGTGATGAGTTAGCTAGACTTAATGATGAGCTCACGAATAGTAAGCTATCAGATTTTAATAATCAGATTGAAGATTTAAGAAATCAGATATATGAAGCTAGAGCCGAGGGTAAGGATACATCAGGGCTTGAAGACCAGCTCACAAATGCGAAACTTCTTAAGAGTGAGTTGGAGGGAGCTACTTCTGCGTACAATCAGCTTATGCAAGCCATGAGCGGAAGTAACGAAAGAGACTCTTACTCTACTATCGGTGAGTCATACGAGAAGATGAAAACTACTCTTGATGAGGGTTGGTACGGTGATTCTTCTCTTAACAAGTATCTTGATTTGCTGTTATCCGCAGACCAGCGTACTAACGATACTCAGAAGGATTTCGAGAAGCTTACTAAGACAATCGAGGGTACAAGCCATAACATCATGGATTACTGGCAGTATGACGATGACGGTAATCTGGTAACTGATGGTCTATATGACTTTATGGATGATGTCAATAAGAAGCTCGGTAATACGTTCTCACAGAAAAATAGTGACGGACTGTATCAGTTCGATTTTGATAAAGAGAAGCTTCAGGAAGTCGCAGACGCTTTCGGTATGTCTACAGAGGCCGTTGAGCTTTTTGAACGGGCTATGATTGATGCCGGAATGGCAGTCGATATGAGCGATTTCGATTACGCCGGACAGCTTGATAAAGCCATAGAAAAATTGAAAGAGCTTCAGGGGCTAGGTCAATTTTCAAATAAAATTGACTTGGATTTCGATGTAGACGATAGCTCTATAGAGCAGATTCGTTCATACATAGATAGTCTTAACGGCGAGCGAGTAAACATTGACGCAGAGACAAACCCTGATGCTGCCGCCGCACTTGATGAGCTTATAGCAAAATGTAATCAAACTTACTATGCAAAAATCAATGCCGAATATGATGGAAGTCTTGATACTGCTGTCGGACTTGTAGAACAATTACAACAGCTTACAGCAACCCCTATTAGCGTAGAGGCTAAGATGTCTAATGCTGATCAAATTCACGACCTTGCTGTACAGTTGGCAGCTCTGCCTAAGGATGTGCAGATTGCTGTAGGTGTGAAGGCTGAAAATGCCGGAGACACAAACTCAATTATCAATCAGCTTAATCATAATCCTTCTAGCATTAAGGTTCCGGTAGATTATGAGAAAGGCAAGGAACCGGAGGGTGTAAAGGACGCAAAAGGCAAGGCAAACTATGATGTAGGTCTTTATCCTAAGACTATCCCAGACGCATCAGCAAAGGTAAACTACAAGCTTGGAAGTTATCCTACTTCTCTCCCATCACTCACCCAGACTATATACCAGACGATAGTCGGAGGTAGCAGTGGCTCAAGTGGTGGCGGTAAAAAACTTGATAATAAGAGTAAAAAGAAAAGTTCAAAAGCTTATGGTACCGCATATGCAGCAGGACACGATTGGGCTTTATTCAGCGACGAAGACGCTCTTGTAAATGAGCTTGGAACGGAATCTATCGTTAGAGACGGAAAATGGTTCCCTATTCCGGGAGGTGCTCATGTAGAGCAGCTCAAGAAGGGTGATATCGTATTCTCTGCAGAGCAGACAAGAGAACTTATTAAGACTGGACGAGTAATTTCGGGTGGCGGTCACGGACAAGTAGCTCTTGCCAGTGGTACAGCTTACAACACATTGAATGCTTATGAAAGCGGTTCAAAGGGTAAGCGTAGGTCTAAAAGGGGCAAAACAACCTCCGCTTCCAAGAGAACCACTAAGAAGAAATCCTCTAGCAAAAGTAAAGGTAGCTCAAATAGTAAATCTTCTTCAAGTAAGGCAACAAAAGAAGCTAAGGAATTTGAGGAGCAGATTGACTGGATTGAGATAGCTATTACTCGCGCAACGGAAGCAATCAACAGATTAAAGACTGTTGCGGAAAGTACCTTCCAGACTCTGACTACTAGAAATAATGCACTCGGAAGTGAAGTATCTGCTATTAGTAATAAAATTGGTGTAGAGACTCAGGCATACAATGCATATATGGCTCAAGCTAATGCGGTTGGTTTGGATGAATCATATGCAAGTAGAGTCCGTAATGGACAGATGGATATCTCTACAATCACTGATGAGGACTTATCTAAGAAAATCAAAAAGTACCAGGATTACTATAACAACGCTATACAGGCGCGAGATGCAATTGCTGAACTCCATGAGGAAATAGCAAATCTGTATAAGGCCAAGTTCGACAACGTATCAAAGAATTTTGAGTCACAGATAAAATTGATTGAGCAAGAAAAAGGCTTATACAGCACATTTATAGATGAGGTAGAAACGTCGGGACACTTTGCAAGTACAAAATATTATGACTATCTCATCTCTACAGAGCAGAAAAATATAGACGCTCTTAAGAAAGAGTATTCAGCTCTCTCTGACGCATTTACCGCGGCTGCAGCTAGCGGTGAAATCAAAGAAGGTTCGGAAGCATGGAACGATATGTACCTCAGTGTATTGGATGTTCAGACTGCTCTTGAGGACGCAAACAAATCACTCGCTGAGTATCAAAAGAATATGCGTCAGCTTAAGTGGGATATATTCGATAAACAGGAGGAATATATTTCACAGATTCAGGAAGAGTCGGATTTCTTAGTCGATTTAATGAGCAATCGACAATTATACGACAAAGATACCGGAAAAGATACAAAGTATGCTACAGCATCGAAAGGTCTCCATGCAGTTAATATGAATGCATATATGTCTCAGGCTAATGACTACGGGAAAGAGGTATTAAAGATTGATAAGGAGATTGCGAATGACCCTTATAATACCGATTTGATAGACCGTAGGAATGAGCTATTAAAATCTCAGCGAGAGGCTATCAAAAATGCCGAAGACGAAAAGCAAAAAATAAAAGAACTTGTAAAGGATGGCTATGATGCTCAGCTAGAAGCTCTTCAGAAACTTGTCGATAAGCAGAAGGAAAACCTAAATGCTCAAAAGGATGCATATGAATATCAGCAAAATATACAGGAGAAAACCAAAAACATTGCTGCACTTCAGAAGCAACTTCAAGCTATGAAAGGCGATACATCTGAGGAAACTCAAGCTACTATTCAAAAGACTCAGGTCTCTCTTCAGGAGGCTCAAAAAGACCTTAAGGATACTGAATATCAGCAATGGGTTAACGATCAGGAATCCCTGCTTGATTCGGTTGTAAATCAGGTTCAAGAATGGCAGAACAGTCGTTTGGACGACTTAGATGGTCTTATTTCTCAAGAAATAGACAGCATAAACTCTCGTGCCGGAGAAATCGCTGACACAATTTCAAGAGAAGCTGGAAACGTCGGAACAACTCTTTCTACTCAAATGAGTAACATCTGGAATAGCTCTGACGGTCTCGCAGGAGTTATATCAGGTTATTGTAACGGATTCCAGACAAATGCAACCTCTACTCTCACAACGATTCAAGCAATTAGAGATTATGTTGCCAATCTTTCGAAGAAGGCGGATGCGGAAGCAGCAGAAAAAGCTAGACAAGCGGAAGCTCAACGTCAGGCGGCAGCTGCTAGAGCGCAGCAGGCGGCACAGGCGGCTTCTACCCCATCTCCTGCCCCTGCTCCTGCACAACCAGCACAGCCATCAGCTCCTTCTTGGGGAAGCTGGTTTGTAAGTAAAAGAGATAGTTACCCGAAAGGAAGATTAAATCAAAACTATATCGTGGATAGACTTAAGTATCGAAATATAGACTCATCCTTCTCAGCAAGAGCTGGATACTATTCAGCTATGGGCGGTTCAGGCAGATATACCGGTTCATCTAGGCAAAATAGCTGGATGGTAAGTCAGATGAAAGCTCACGGATACGCTAGGGGTACCAAAAATGCAACTGCCGGTTGGCATCTTGTCAACGAGGCTGGTAATGAATTAGGCGTTAAAAGTGGTCATCTTGAGAACTTTGGCGATGGCGATATTGTATTTAATGGCTCTCAGACTGATAAGCTTTGGAATTTCTCGCGTGACCCTGAAGCATTTATGCAAAATCTTGCTAGTGCAAAAATAAGTCCTATAATTGGTTCTCGAACATCTAATGCACAAATAGATGTTGGTGGAATTAATATTGAGATGAACGGGGTAAACAATCCACAGCAGTTTAGTCAGAATCTAAGAGACGAGTTAGCAAGAAGCCCAAAGACTCAAAACATGATTAAGTCAATGCTTTATGAAAAAGGCGATAATTTCAAAAGATTTAAAAATTAATAGATATTAGCGGGGTTATACCCCGCTTTATCTATGTCAAGAATTAAAGGAGAAATAATATGTCAAGAAAACAAGAAGAGATTATTAAGAAACAGGCTGAAATAATTAAGAGCTTACAAGAGCAGCTTAAAAAAGCAGAGTCTGATTTAGCTATAAAAGACATGTTTTGTGATGAGGCGAATGCCACATCAAAAGACTTTCTAGAACATCTTCGTATGTTTCAGGTAATATTCGATGAGGAAATCAACAAAGCAAAAGAGGCGCGTGAAAAATACGAGGAAGCCCTCTCGGAAGTAAAACCTCTTATTAAGAAATACAAACGGGAACTTAATGATTTGAATGCTTCTATAAAACTAGAGAAACAAATGAAGAGGCTCCCGTCAAAACTATAAATAAATAGAAAGGCGGTAATCGTATGAAAATACAAGAGATAACAGTTAAAGATGCAAATGGCGAAAATATTACTGCCGGATACTTTAAATCGTCATATGAAACTCATCTACAAATTAGGAATAACCAGCTCGTTGTCGGAAAGACTCATATACTTCACGGATTTGTAAAGGCCAGCGCCGCTGCTACTATCTCATGCCTTACCGCATCTGCTCCGGTAACAACATCATGGAATGAAGTCTCCTTACTTATTACTCCAACAAGTAAGATGATTGATATAGTATTCTCCCCGGGTGAGTACTGGATTTACAATTGGAAGCTTGAGGTCGGTACAATCCCGTCATTATGGTCTCCGTCATCATTAGATGCAAAAGAAGATTTAAAATCGGTATGGTCACAGTATCAGCAATTAAGCAACAAGTTCGATTGGATTGTAAAAGGTGATAGTGAATCACATATGGAGCTTACAGATAAAATATATAGATTGATCGCTGAGAATATTAATCTCAGCGGAAAAGTCACGTTTAGCTCCTTTAGTGCTGGGTTACAGGAACAAATAACGGGGATTAATAGTAATGCGAATCAAGCTGCTGAAAATGCAAACAGTGCTTTGGATAAAATTAATGGTGTTACAACTATTGATAAAGGAAAGACTGTAATAGATGGCGGTAAAATTGCCACTGGCACTATCCTATCGGATAGTATAGCAGCTAATTCAATAAAAGCTGATAGATTAGATGTTACAGACCTTTCAGCTCTTGGAGCGACCATTGGCGGATGGACAATTACGGATACAGGAATTTCTAATGATTTTTGGAATGAATATGACAGAATTTCATACACTATAAGTTTAAATACTCCTGATGCAGCAGACTCAAAGGTTATAGATTTAACTAAAAATAATGATAGTCAGTTTTATATTATGCAGAGCGGTAAAATGTATGCAAAAAATGCCGATATTTCTGGAAAAATAACAGCTTCTAGTGGAAAAATTGGTGGCTACACAATTAGTGATTATGAACTTATTGGTAGTTCTGTGGGCATTAGCAGTTTAACTGGGCACGGCTGGGCTTTTTGGGCTGGCAATGATGATAGTAGCAAAGCTCCGTTTAGAGTAGGTCACGATGGACATCTATATGCTACTAATGCTGATATTTCGGGTACTATAACAAGCGCAAGTATTAATAACGGTAATGGGGCTTTTACAGTTGATAAAGATGGAAAAGTAACTGCTTCTAATATAAATATCTCCGGTGGAAGTATTGCACTGAACGGAAATTTGAGTAATTCAACGATTGATTTAACGGCTGTTGACAATTCAGGAAACAATTATGAACTTTGGATGAATGGCGCAGTTTTGCGAATTGTCAAAAATGACGAGAACTTGATTACACTCTACGGAGCCACAGGTTCCATAGGCGCACAAACAATGTATGCTCAAGAGATAAGCTCTGATAAAATTAGAGAAACCGCTAGAGGATATGCTATGTGTGGCGATGACACAGGGCATAAATACCATTGCTATTGGAATGGCAGCGCCTTAAGTTTCCAAGTAGATGTAACGTGGGTATGGAGTTCATCAGATAAGCGCTTAAAAAAGAATATTAAAGCAATTAATCAAGATTACATTGATGCAGTAGGCTCGGTTGACTTATTTCAGTATAACCTTAATAGACAAGGATATTCAGATAAGCCATTATATTTCGGTGCAATGGCACAGGATATAATCGAAAAACTTAAAAATAAAGGATATGCTGATGAAAACCTTAATATGATTTTCAAGAATAAAGCCACATCAGATGATGATACATTGTACTATGGCATGAATTATGAACAATTCCTCATCCTAAGGCTTGCTGGAGATGAACAACGAATAGCGGCATTAGAACAGCAGATATCTAAATTAAAGGAACAAATATGAAAAAATATATAGCTAGATTTATACTAATTATTTACATTCTTATGTTGTCTTTAATATTTATTATTCCATTCCGCTATAAAAAAGGTGACACAAATTTAGATAATAGAATTAATGCTTTAGATTGTATTGTTATTAATAATATTATTAATGATAATACTCGATACAATCTTACACAAATAAGCAATGCCGATATTGACTGTAATGGAAAAATAGATTTAAAAGATATACAAATTTTATCCAATGAAATTATACAAAAATATAAACAAAATAATCTGAATTAAAGGAGGACATACATATGTCAGAAACAACTAATACAATACAGAAACCATTAGCAATTTTACTTAGAGAAACAAAGCAGAAACTTGTAACTTCAATTAATTCTGCTATACAAGAAAGCGGTCTCCCGCTCTTCTTATTGGAGCCAATGTTTAAAGAGGTATATGTCGATGTTGTAAATTCAACTGAGGCTGAATATAAAAGTATTGAGCAGCAATACAATCAGGAACTGGCTAAAGCTGCAGAACAGTCGAACGAAGACTCGACGGAACAGAAAACAGAATAAATATTCACAGAGTCATCTCTTCGGAGGTGGCTCTTTTTAAAATCACAGAAAGGATGTGAGAAACATGGAATTAACAGATTTCGAGTATGCCGGAGAAAAGTTATCCGCAAAAGGATGTGTAGTATGCGCTTTTGGAGGAAGCGATATGGAAACAATATCGTTAGGTAGCAATCTCACATTCACTACAACAAGAGACAATAATTCTTCTGAGCAGCGAAAAATATCAACCACATATGATGTTTACGCTCCAGAAGTTATACAAATAATGAAATACGACTGCAAGACATTATCATATAAATCTTTTACTCAGGACGAGGTAAGCGACTTTATGATGTGGCTCAATCGTAAATCGTATAAAAAATTTAGACCAATATATGATGACAATGTATATACAGGTATATATTTTTATGGAAGTTTTAATGTGCAGGCAAAGGACTTGGATGGGGATATTATCGGGCTGGAGCTTACATTTAATACAAATTCACCATATGGATATAAGGAAATATCCCCTATACAGAAAACTGTCGGTGCAAATAGCTCTATAACCATTAAAACGGACTCAGACGAAGAAGGTATTATTTACCCTACTGTATCAGTTAAATGTACATCCGGTGGGTTATTGAAGATTATCAACTCAAAAGATTCAACGAGCACAATTGTGCAGAATTGTGTAGCTGGCGAAACTATTACATTTGATGGCAAGACACGCCAGATAACATCTTCCGCAACCTCGCATGTTACTCTTGCGGCTGATTACAATTACCATGCGCCTAGGTTACTCACAAAACGTGGTGACGATACAAATGTTCTTACATTCTCACTGCCTTGTACTGTCGATATTCGTTTCAGTCCGATTAGAAAGGTGGGAATATAATGATAAAAGCATATATTAAATCGTCAAAAGGAAATCTGCTGACTCAAGATGAAACTACCACTCTGAGTGTAATCCTAAAAGATGGCGATATTCCTCTCCCACTCGATAATTATGATATAGCTTGGTATCGTGTAAAGGATGGCAATTATCTTGAGAGGAAAACAGGAACATATATTACGATATCGGCAAATGATATAGATTCTGCGACTCAATATGTTTGTAATATCTGTAACACGGTCAATCTTACAGATGCAACAGGGAACAATCTTTTGGACAAAAACAATAATGTACTGACAGCAGATATAGTGTTATACACTTCGGAATCTGAACTATTCAAGGCAGTCGATGAAGATTCAAGTATTCCGCTTAATCCTGAGGACTATACATTTGTTTTAGCTAACCGCAGTGAGAAGTTATTAGGACAAATTATCAACATTGATTACACATCAGTTGATATTCATACTAACTTAAATTCAGCCGACCAGATTACATTTAAAATTCAGAAGACGCTTGACGACATTGAGGAACCCCTGTGGGATAGCATTGTTGACTTGAAACTTATTTATGTAGTGGAACTGAAGGAGTTCTTTGAAATTAAGGTACAGCTTGATGATACATCAACTGAGGTTTCAAAGACAATTACTGCAGAAGGGCTCTGCGAATCGGAACTCTCTCAGGTATTACTTCACAACATTGAAATTAATACTACGGATGATATAGCTCGCGATGATTATGTAGTCACGACATTTTATAATCGTGCAAACAAGAAAGGATCTTTGCTAGATAGGGTCATGGAGAAAGTTCCCAACTACTCTATTGGACATATTGATGATACTCTCTGCGGCCTGCAGCGCAGCTTTTCAATAAATGGAAAATCTCTGTATGACTTTTTAACTGGGGAATGTTCTGAACAGTTCAACTGCATGTTTATATTTGATTCAATAAATAGAACAATAAATGCATACGACCTATATACAAAATGCTTGAATGCACAATGTGGTTACAGAGGGGATTTCAATGATACTTGCCCTAAATGCCACGGCACTGCTCTATCATACTTTGGCGAAGATACAACTATATATATTGACAAAGAAAATCTAACAGATGGGATATCTTTTTCGACAGATACAGATAGTGTAAAGAACTGTTTTAAGATAGAAGGCGGTGATGATGTCGTTAAGGCCGCAATCAGAAGCGTTATGCCTAATGGCTCGGATTACATTTATTATCTATCAGATGAGCAGCGAGCAGATATGAGTTCTGAGCTTGTAGCAAAATATGATGCATATGTAAAGGCTTGTAACGATGCAAGCGCTGATTACACGACAGCAAATAATAACCTATATGAATGTATGGATAAGGTGCTGTATTATACCTCTGAACTGATGCCTACTTCGACACAACAGCCCGAGACATTGGCAAGCGAAGAAATTAAGAAGCTTACGGTTGCTAATCTCAGCCCTCTCGGACTTGCATCTGTAGATAAGTACACCTCTGTTGCCACGGTAAACTCAGCCCTTAAAAATTACGCAAGAGTATATGTAAATACAAGCCTATTTAAAATTGATGTAGATGATACCGCAGAAAATGCTGTTACTTTTACATTCAACGGCAAAAACGATAAAGATGGATATAGCTACGGTGTGTGGACTGGAAAGTTAAAACTCACCAGTTATTCAGATGAAAAAGATGTTGCTTATACAGGCCGGATGAATATTACAGTCTATGATAACTATGGCAAATTTTTAGAGCAGAAAATTACCAAAAGCATGGCTAAAAGTAATGATGATGCAAACACATTTGATGTTTTAGCAATTAAAGACCCTACTAAATTCAAGAATCAATTGATGAGCGACCCGCAGACTCCTAGATATTGTCTTAATAGGCTTACGTCTTTTTATGATGCAATACAGGGAGCAATAGATATTCTTGTTGAGGAAGATCAAGCTAATGAGGGTGCCGACTGGTATAAAGACATTTATCTCCCATACTACAATAAACTCACATATTGTCAGTCGGCAATAGATGCGGTTACAGGAATTATCAAAGACTGGGAAAATAAGCAGGCTAAATACGAGAAGCAGATTGCTGATATCCAGAATAAATTAGATATGAAATCCTACTTTGGTGATAGGCTGTATAAAGAGTTCTGCTTATATCGCAGGGAAGATGTCTATACAAATAACAACTTTATCTCTGACGGGTTAGAGAATAAAGAACTTTTGGAAAAGGTTAAGGAACTTGTAGAGGACGCTTCAGAGGAGCTGTATAAATCAGCCCAGAGAAAGCACAGCATCTCTTCTACTCTGTATAATCTTTTGGTTATGCCAGAATTTGCACCTATCATGAATCATTTTAAGCTTGGAAACCGGATACGAATTAACGTAGATGGAATTATCTATAGGCTGCGTCTAATATCCTGCGAAATCAGTTTTGGTAGTCTTGAGAATATCAATGTAGAATTTTCTGATTTAACAAGAACGAAACTTGGATACACAGATATAGAGAGTATTCAGAGGCAGGCATCGTCTCTTGCGACGAGCGTCTCTACCGTTAGCAAACAAGCAAAGCAAGGTGAAGAGGCTGGCAAAGCTATCACAAGTGTGCTGACTAATGGCCTGAACACGGCTGCTACATCAATAAAGAATGCCGACTCAGAGGATATTGTCTGGGGAAAGAATGGTATACGATTAAGAAAATATGACGACATCACAGGAGTATATGATTTAAAACAAGCTGCTCTTGTCCATAACATGTTTGCATTTACAAGAGATGGTTGGAAGACAGCGGAAACAGCTATCGGAAATATAACATATGAGCTAAACGGGGAAAAGGTTGAGGATTACGGCGTAATATCTAAATCCCTTGTTTCCGGAATCATGATGGCCGGGCATATCTATTCGGCTAACTTCTTGGATAAGGATGGAAAACATGAGGGCACACATTTTGACCTTAATACAGGCTCTTTCTCTGTCGCTGGCGATAGAATAAAGTATACACGTGGCGCTAACGTAATAACGCTAAAAGATGTTGCAGTAGAGTTTATAACATCAGATGGCAAAGCTGACCAAAGAGAATTATCAAAGGTTGTTACAGGCCTAGATAGCGTTGTTTTGAAAGTTAATACCGTAATTGCAGACTATATGAAGGTAGATAGCTTCTATGCGCGGTTTGCAGAAATTGACTATGCACATATTAAGGATCTATACGCAGACAAAGCTCTTGTTAAATCATTAACTGCTGAATTTGCAACTATCAAGACGCTCGAGTCCGATTATATTACTGCCAAGAATATACAGGCTAATTATTTACAGACAAATAATTTGAAAGCGAATATAGCGAACATAAACCTGCTTACAGCTACAGAATTTTCAAGTAAGAGCGCATTTATAAATTCATTGAATACAATGACCCATACATCTATTACCGGAGTTTTCGGTACACAGTTTGTGGAAAATCTTGCGGCAAATAAGGCTATTGTAACCGATTTATTTGGAACAAACTTTACACTCGCCGCAGATGGAAATAAGACTGCTGTAATGAACGGTTCTGCGCTTCAGTTCAAGGATGGAGATAATGTTTATATTCAGCTTGGAACTGATGCCACGGGCGATGCTTCTTTCTTCATCAAGAGCAAGAAAGGCGCAGTTATCATCAACGGAGATGGCATTACAAAAGATGCTATCGCGGATGGGCTTATCGTTAATAACATGATTAAGAAGAAAGATACAACCTATACCGGCATTGAGGGTGATAGACTAAACATTGATTCTGTTATCTCAAGTATAAATGGTGGTACCCAGACAATAAATGTTTCGAGACTCTATTATGATGAGGGAAAGCAATCCCTTAATACTCTTCTCGGTACAATGCAAAAAAGTACCACAGACTTATCTGACAAGGTAGCGCAGAATGAAACTTTTCAAGCTCGTATAGAGACTTCAAACGGAAAGGTTCTCGCTACTTCAAACTCTACAACTTTAACCTGTATCTTACAAAAGGGCAAGGAAGTTATAGATACAAATGGCTCTCAGTATAAGTATTCTTGGCATAGAAAAACAGCTTCGGGCGGAAGAATAGACTTATCTTTCAACAAATCCGCAAAGTCAATCACTGTATCATATAACGATATTGCAGAGGACTATATCTATTACTGCGATGTTGAAGATACATACTTTATCTTGGACGCAAGCGGTAATCAGCTCACTGACGCTTCCAGAAACGCTTTGACAGCCTACTTCCCTATCATCACTGCAGAAGTCACTATCGCAAAAAATATCACAGAGATTCTTCAAACTGAATATTATACTCGCGAAGAGACTAAAAGCAGCGTCACAACGATACTGGCCAAGACAAGCATTGAATCGTTTAACGGTGTTGAAACAGGAAGCATTTTGGAAACTGTAAATACTACAAAGCAGACTGTAGATGGATTCCAAAATACAATTAAAAATTCTGGATATAGCAGCACAGGAGATTTCGTTACACAGATTCATGATGTAACGTCGACATATAGTGGATATACCAGCAAGGTTTCAGCTACCGAGGAGAAAGCAGACAAAGCACTTTTAAATGCTAAAGGTTCTGAAAATCTACTCAGACATTCTGACACACTCGATTTTCCAGGCTATGATTTTGGAAATTATCTCATGGATGCAAGTAGCGCTTTCCTCACCGATGCGTCGGGAAATATCCTTATGGTATAAAACTCTAATTTTGTATCGAATCTAGCTCCCGGGCAGACTTTAAGAATTTATACCCCAAATGGGTATTTAACAACAATCAATAGAAACTTATTAACAAGCCGACCATTGTGTCGGCTATTTTAAATTGGTAAATGAAAGGATTAATTTGATATGGCAACACAAACTGGAAAACCTATTACGGGCGTCACGGCTATAACGTCGATGGCGACAACTGATAAATTATTTGTAAATAACGGCGGAGACATTAAGCAGATAGCGCTTGATAAAGCCGTGAACTGCTCGGCAAGTTTCAATAATATAAAAAATGTGTTGAACTACAATAATGCTGGAATGCATAACGCAATCTATCGAGGTAAGAACTTAGGTACATCTTTTACAGCGGATCAGTCAGCAGCAATAAGAAATGGTACATTTGCAGACATATTTGTAGGCGATTATTGGACGATTAATGGCACTACTTATTATGTAGCAGACTGTGACTATATGCTTAGGTGCGGAGATACTGACCTAACCACCCACCACGCATTAATTATCCCCTCCGAAAATTTATATAACGCTGTAATGAATGATTCAAATACAACTACAGGCGCATATGTTGGTTCAAAAATGTACACATCAGGACTTGATGCAGCTCTTGCAAAATTCAAGAAAGACTTCGGAGAGGCTCATATTCTTGGATATAAGAACCTGCTTGCTAATGCTACCGCCAATGGTACGCCTAGCAATTGGGCTTGGTACACAAGATATTGTGACTTAATGAATGAAGAAATGGCATACGGCTGCAGAGCATGGTCTCAGACAAGCCAGAATGGTTATGAAACTGGATACCAAAAATCGCAATTATCACTCTTTAAGCATAGACATGACCTCATACATGTTAGAAAAATGTGGTGTTGGTTACGATCCGTGCGGTCGGCTTCCGGCTTCTGCTTTGTCGATACCTATGGCGGTGCGGGCTACAAGGGGGCTTCTGCCTCCGGCGGTGTGCGCCCCTTCTTCTTAATTTACTAACCGGTAAATTACCAAATCTTGGCTCTTAATTTAAAGGACAAATACAAACAGGGATGAAAGGAGAAATAATTGTATGAGCGGAGTGCTCGCTAAAGATAGAAAAATAAATAAGGATTTTGAAACTATTATACATGCGCAAGAAATGAGGTTATCAATGACTTCTCTCCTCTTCAGGGATTTTGGCACGCATAATAAGAAAGATGTGATACGACAAAAATATAAGGTGCATATGTATGAGGATTCCCCAGAAGAAGAATACAGATGGTTACTCGACGAAGAAAGAGAAAAGATATCTGTATTGCTCGGGCAACTATGTAGCAATTTAACAGGTGCTAATTCTATATTCCCTACGAATCGTTCAGAGCTTCAGATGAGGCGTTCTCTTCAAGACAAAGCAATATGCAATTGCTTTCAGATAAAAGCTGAACTGCAATACATCGTTACAGTATTTAACGTAAATGTAGATAAATTCATTCCTTATTCCGATAGGATTGATTACGAAATAGCTTTGATTAAAGGATGGAGACAATCCAATAAGAAATTCACGCCTACGATTCGTAAAAATGAGGAAAATAAGAAACGAGAAGAATTAAAACTTGATGAGCAATTACAGAACGAACTCAAGGAAGAAATACTCCAAAAACTATTAGAAGAGTTAAATAAGGATAACGAATAGGATTACTAAATATACACCAAAAAATTTTATATAAATAAAAGATACGAAAGGATAACTTATAGGGCAGAACTTGTATCCGTGCAGTCGGCTTCCGACTTCTGCAATGTCAATAACAATGGCAATGCGAACAACAATGGGGCTTCTAACTCCAACGGTGTGCGCCCCTATTTTCATTTACATTATAGAGGAACCATGTATTTTGGGTGTGTAAATTGAGAAGGAAGTTCTGTCCTTGCTGAAAAGCTAAATTAGTAAGGCGAGGTTGATGCTTTGTGGTTACGACTACATAGCTATTACAGCGAGGCCTGAATTAATAAAAAATATGAACAATTATGAAAGTATTGTCACAAGTGGTGACGCATTATATCAGGCTTATCTTGATTCGTGTAAGGCAAGTAAATGGAAAGCCGAAACTATGCAGTGTAGTATGAATTTTCTATCCGTGATTTCTAAAAAACAAAAGGAGTTAAAAAATCGTGCATATAAAACGGAAAGACAAAGAGAATTTATAGCAAATGAAAGAGGCAAAGAAAGAGCCATTACTAGTACAAGAATCGAAGACAGAATTGTAAGACATTCGATATGTGATAATGTGCTTGTGCCGGAGCTTACACCTAAACTGATATATGATAATGGGGCTTCGGTGCGAGATAAGGGAGTAGATTTCACGCGAAAAGAGTTCGAGAAGCATCTGCATATGCTATTTAACGAGAATAAACACAACGATGGCTGGATTTTATTCGGAGATTTCTCGAAGTATTACGACAATATCCCTCACGACCAGCTTATCTCTGATGTCGGAAACGTAATTTCTGATGAATTTAGCATGTGGCTATATTCTGTTATCGTAGATGCAAGTAAAGTGGATGTCTCAGGACTTACCGATGAAGAAGTTCAGGGACTTATGAATGGTGTTTTTAATTCAATTGACTATAGAAAGGCTGATTTTGAGCGTAAGGGAGAAAAGTATATTACAAAATCTCTTGATATCGGTGATCAGGCTAGTCAGATAAGCGGCGTATTCTACCCCACTCCTATTGATAACTATGTCAAAATTGTGAGACAGCACAAAATGTATGACCGCTATATGGATGATTTTGCAATTATGCATAAGGATAAAGAGTATCTCCTTGAAACACTTGAGGGAATATATAAAATCGCTGATTCTAAAGGAATACACATAAATAAAAAGAAAACTTATATTGTCAAGGCATCCTCTGTGTATACCTTTCTTCAAATGAAATACTCATTGGGTAAGACAGGACATGTTACAAGGAAGATGCAGAATAAAAAGACAACAAAGCAATGTGATAAGCTTAGAGCATTGCAAAAGAAATTTCTCGCAGGCGAGATTACATACAAAGATGTAGAACAAAATTATAAATCATGGTTCAAGAGCCATATAAAATATCTTACAAAGAAACAACGTAGAAAACTTAATAATGTATATAATGATTTATTTATAAAAAATTTTGCAGGAGGTACAAATTATGAATATAACATTGAAACTGCTAAACGGCGAGACAATAGAAAATCTTGAGGTCAATGGAAATTGTTTGATATCGGAAGTAGATATACCTGATGAAAAGTTAACAGACATTATGTTGTCTAAAATAACAATAAATGATGTTATTTATGAGAACATCACACTTGTATCAAAATGGATTGATGATGGCAAATACTGGCTTGCATTACGTCAGAAGACAGATATGGAAATCAGAGAAGCTGAAATCAATTCAAAACTTGAGTATATTGCAATGATGTCAAATGTAGATATGGAGGCATAAACTATGGCTAAAACAAAACATTCAAAAAATTATGAAAAAGTCAGAACTGCTTATCTGACTGGATTATGGTGCAAAACATGGTTCGATAATTCCGTCGGCAAGTGGCTCACACAGGAAGAACACGACGAGATAGAAAAAGAAAAAGAGAATTTGGTTCCTAAGGGCTAGTCTTTACTAGCTCTTTTATAATGCATAAATTTATGAAAGGAGTATTCAATATGAACATCTTATCAAACACATCAATCAATGATATTAAAAAATTCATTACTGCTATAACGGCACTGCTCTCCTCTTTACTTGGAGTATTGTATGTCCCGGTACTGCTGATGATTGCATGTAATATCATTGACTACATTACTGGCCTTATGGCCGCAAAAAATAGACCGGGCGGAGGCATAAGCTCTTATCGGAGTATTAAAGGTATTCAAAAGAAGATTTGCATGTGGTTGCTTGTTGTCGTAGGCGCGATTTTAGACCAGTTGCTTAAATATGCTGCTACTACTGCAGGAATCAATTTGCCAATAACTTTTCTTGTAGCCTGCATAGTAGCAATCTGGATTATATGTAACGAGGTGATTTCTATACTCGAAAATATTGTAGACATCGGAGTAGATATACCTTCATTCTTAATGCCGATTGTGAAGCATATTAAGAGCCAGACTGAACAGATTGGTAACTCAGCGACAGATAAAAGCGACGATAAAGAAAACTAAATAACTTATTAAAACACGAGGAGGCGGTAAGCCTCCTCTTTTGTATTTAACGGAGGAAACGATAGATATGGGAAGAATAATTTCAAATGGGTTAATAACAGAAAGTATTCATGGACTCAATATTAATACATCATTGTTATGCAACTCAAGTAACTATAACAGTGCTTCAAGCAGACAGATTGATTATCTGATTATACACTATACCGGTAATCAGAAAGATTCAGCCAAAGCAAACTGCAATTACTTTCACACTGGAAGCAGAAAGGCTAGCGCTCATATATTCGTAGATGAAAATTCTATATGGCAGTCTGTTAAATTAAAGGATACTGCATGGTCTATAGGATGCAAGCAAGGATATAAAACAAATGCTCGCAATGCTAATTCTATAAGCGTAGAAATGTGTACTTCAGGTAATTATATTGTTTCAGAAGTAACGCAGCTTAACGCAGCCTATGTCATGGCTTACTTATGTAAGCTCGTTGGAATATCTGCTGATCAGGTGGATAATTATGTCTTAAGGCATTATGACGCAGTAAGGTCAAATAAATCTTGTCCTGCACAGTTTATATCAGACCCGGGACAATTTGCCCGATTTAAGACATGGATAAAGAACATCTTAAATACAGGCTCTCATATGCCTGCATCATCTCCTGCTTCAACTGCATCACCTGTGCTCTATAGAGTGCGTAAATCATGGGCGGATGCAAAGTCTCAGATTGGTGCATATAATCATCTTGAGTACGCAAAAGAGGCATGTAAAGAAGGTTATTCAGTATATGATAATAATGGTAATGCTGTATATTCAAACGGACATGCCGCTACTCCTGCTCCACAGCCTGCACCAACCCCTAAGCCTACGCAGACGACATATCCGCGTAAGCAGTTTGTAAGGGATATACAGCGTGCAATCGGAGCAAAAGTTGATGGTATCCCGGGGCGCGAGACAATAAGCAAGACACCGACTCTCTCTAAGAGTGTGAACAGAAGGCATCCTGCTGTAATATATGTGCAAAGATACCTTAACTCTATTGGATATAATTGTGGAGATGCCGATGGTATTACAGGCAAGAAGTTTGATGCTGCGGTTAAGAAATATCAGACATGGATGCATCATCCGGACGGTGAAATTACGGCCGGAGGCAAAACATGGAAGCATTTGCTTGGAATGCTGTAATATATATAATGGGTACTTAGCTTAGATAATGGGCGGTACCCATTTTTTTAGCGCATAGTAGTATAAAATCTAAGTTTTATATTCAAAAACCCTATTGACTATCAATGAGTTATGGCTCTAAATATTCATCAACTTTTTAAAGAGCCAGTAATAGGTATCCGCAGGAGATTTTAGGCAAAAAAATAGGACAGACCAGCTTTTATACTGACTGTCCTATTATAATGCATGTGTGTAAATTGATACTGTAACCTTAGTAATCTTGCGTCAACTTCTCCGAAGGGAGTTGCTTAAAATCTTACGCAATTTTGTACTCAACTTTTACGCAAATCATGGTGATAAGCTATGCTATTTTATGATATTTTACGATAGTTTTATTACAGTACGCAATAGACGATAAATTGCTATAGATGCTTGATAATCAAGTATCTATGAGCATTTTGATGAATGTCTCGAAACAAGACTTACATTCTCATCTGGGCAGCAACCTCAGCAGCGAAATCTTCCTGCTTCTTCTCCATACCCTCA